TTCTACAGTCAGTGCATACCCTACAACGACGACACAAAGCATTTGCTCGGCACGTGCGATCCTTACAAGCCCAAGGCGTAACACACCTTGTCCGTACAATCGATCGGGCATTTTGTAACTTTGCCCGTGAGCATACGAAAAACAAGTTTCGCGCGAAACTATGTTTTGGTAATAACAATCCCGAAGGCCAAGGGACCGTAGTCCTGCCCCCATCGCGCCCAGCGTATGATAGCCGATACGCCTGCTCTCCGATGCCTGGGGTGGCCGTGCAACGTAACTAACGGGTGCTGGTGCAGACGCATGATATGAGAAGGAAAACTAATTAAAACCACTGCACACTTTTTTGTAAATCGGATTTATAAAGCTATTGCTACATGAGAATAAAAGAAAAGGAGTTAAGGCGCAAATGCAAGCCTTGTTTGGAGAATAAGCACCATAGGATACATAACAAACGCATGCTGATTAAAGAATTGTGGAGTCGCATGTATTGGCGTGAGGCGGTGCTTTATGCTTGCGATAATTTCGAGGAAACATTTAAGGACGGGTTCGACTTAGGCCGCATTATCTTTCCGAGTCATCGGCGAGTGAATAAACGCATTGGCACGCAAGCTTATGTAAGAAACCCCGACCGCAACAAGTATCATATCATTCGCCACGGCAAAGATAAATGGCGCATTGTGAAGGCAAAGAAAAAGAAACCACAGAAGTATTGGTTAAGGAGCGTGGAGTTTGACACCTCTAATGGTTATTTCCGTGAATTGGGTGGCAAATGGTATCGCATGGCGTGTTATGATTTTGGCTGTGACGCTTGTGATTTCCAAAGCTTCTGCCGTATGGGACATCATGAGCAAAGTTTTTGTGGTATTGCTCGTTCTGTTGGTTTTACCCTTCATGGCAACTGCTGGAAAGAAGTTGTAGATGACAAGAAAAGTGCGGTAGAATATACCCCCGACCACAAACAACACACCCACACATGAAGATTAAAAAAACAAACATCTGAAAGGACTTGACGAATGGAAATATACTATTTTATGGGCATTGCGTTTATATTTGTGTTTGCGCTTTTGGTGGTAGCTGCCCTTGACACGGATAGTGGCTCGCCCGAAGTGAAACCCATTCCCCGTGATCGCATAGAGTATCAGACCATTCCTCGTGCTCGCATAAAGCATCCGGACATCATGCCGATGGTTGTTAGGAGAATGGAGGAAAATTATACCGCATCTGTTATTGCAAAGATTGAACTGAAAATCAAGAGGGTAATACATCAAAAATGGTATCAAGAACACCGAATACTCATAGTGAACGGATTGCGCTATGGCTCTGTGCAAGTCAGCATTCCCGACAAGAATGCTGACGACAATCGCATTGATGGCAAGGCCGACGCACTGATTTATGCCCTATGGGTAGATGAACCTTATCGTAAACAAGGTGTAGCTCGTAAACTGCTTGAAACGGCAGAACGCGAAGCTAAGCAGATGGGTTGCAAAACCGTTTGCTTGGAATGGGACTGCCGCGAAGCACCCGAATGGACACGGCGGCGGTATAACCGAATGGGTTATAGCGGACAACGCGAATCTAACAATGTTTGGTTATTGACAAAGAATTTATAACACATAGCTCTTTATTCAATCTATTCATGTAATGCAATGAGGGGGAGTTCGTCGTGATGACGCGCTCCCCCTTTTCGGCGTTATTATCTTCCACTCGGCATCCACGCCCAACCGAAGCGACCGATAAAGTATTTCACGCCTAACCAAAGCGTATCGAAGGCATCGGTAAAGTCGGTTCGTTGCTGAAGGGGAAGGTTGTCCTCAGTTTCGGGCTTCTTTTCTTGGCTCTTGTCTTTTTGAAAACCGCGATACGACAGACTGACCTCACACAGTTGCATGGCAATAATAAGGTCGGGGTTGTTGGGTTGGTTAATGCGTATGGCGGGGAAGGTTACTCCTGCTAAAGCCTCGTTAATAAGGCGGTGCTTCACGTCGTGACGTTCGGGCACACCCATGTCGATGCCGCGCACCGTCCAGCCTGCGGATTGCAACTCCTTGGTTACTGCCATATAAAAGCGTTCGTCGGTGGTGGCATACGATGCACCCTGTTTGGCAGTGGCGTCGTAAAAATACACCACATCGCTACAAATGGCACGTTTGGGAGCATAGTAGCGCGAAAAGTCTTGAATGAGTTCGCGCAGTTTGCGCTCGTTCTTCACATAGAACGACTTAATGACATTGAGGGCCATTACTCCATCGCGCTCATATTTTTGCCCAACCACCAACGTATTGATATTAGCATTGTAGTCTAATGCAAGATACAAAACCTCGCTCATGTGGCAGTCAGAGTCCATGCGGCAATCGTTGCGCGTGCTCAGTTCCTTAAAGTCTGGCTGATAACTCTCGCTTGTAATGCGTTTGCCATCCACAATGCCCGTTGCTTTTTGGGTGGAGAAATTGGCTTGACTTAGGGGGTCAACGTCCTCCGGAATGTAGCCATGCACGTGGTCAATATCAAGATTGCTATAAAAACCATCGTTCGACTTTTGCATCTTCACGTTCATAATACTGACCATGAACGTATAGGCTGGAAGATCGCGCTTCATCTGTCGGATGTAATCCTCAGAAAGAAGATCCACATTCGAGAGGGTGCTTGCTCTGCGCACCACAAAAGCTACACGGCGCAATTCGCGCAAATAACCCTCCGAAAATTTTTTGGAACGCAAGAACATTTGCATTTCAAAATCCTCCTCGGGTGTAATGAGGTATTCGTAATCATAGATAAGTTCAGCATCGTCTTGCTCCACTAAGTGGTAGTTCACCGCCATCGTGACCATAGCTCGCGTCACGTGCATGCCATGATTGGGCATGATGCGGAATTGTCCCTCATGCTTCATCATCTTTAAGGCTACGGCACGCATCACTTGGCGCACCTCCTCTGGCACCACATGAATGGCATGCCCCGATTTGTGGGCATTATACAGCAGGTCGTTGTAGCGGATAATTTTGTCGGCATAATCCTCCAGTTGCTCCTGCACCCATCGGTAAGTTTTGCCCTTGAACTGTCCTGTTTCAATTTCGAGGTCAAGCTTCTCCTCCTCGCGTTCCAACCATGAGCCTTTGGTGGTGAGCGAGGCATCCGAGAGGAAGCGCGTGCTTTTGTAGAGCGGATTGTGGTCGGAAAATGCGATGTCGCCCAAGGGGTGTGTTTGACCCGAAAGCGCAGGCATCAGTTCGTCCGTCACCTTTTTATAAGGAAAGAAACGTGCCTCGTCGCCCACCATAGCCGAGAAGGTGTAAGAGTTGGCAGAGGCGGTTTGCGAGAGCGAAATGAGCACCCATCCCGCTCCGTTGGCAAACCAAATGTAGTTGTCGTAGTTTTTAGGTTTGAAAATGCTGGGTTTGGCATGCTTAGGCGGGCGTCCCCACCCAAAGTGAACGCCTTGCACAAAGCCGAACATGCGCTCCATAGCTGCCATCGTGCTTGGAATGGTCTTGCCAAAGCCTTGCTGACGGCTCACTGCTACCCAAGCACCGAGCATACCCGGCATCGACTGGCTTGCCATCCACACGTAAGGTGCCACAAGTCCGTCGGTCTTTCCCACACGGCGGGCAGCAATTACTCGCTCATCCTTAGCAGCCATGTAGAGCGATTGTTGCTGAAAGCGCGTGAGGTAAATTTGGTGAGGTTGCTGTTGCATGGGGTGTTTAGTTAATCGTTTGTTTTTTTGTGTGTTATCAGAAGAGGGTAAGTTGCGCCCGCTCCTGTTTGATACGCTTGCAAGCCTTGTCGTAATACTCCTTGTTGAGTTCAAAACCGATGAAGTTGCGTTTCTCGCGGATAGCTGCAATGGCGGTGGTACCGCTGCCCATGAATGGGTCTAAGACGGTATCTCCTTCTTTGGTACTTGCAACTATCAGTTGTGACATCAGCTCTACTGGCTTCTGTGTCGGATGAATCTTATTACCCCCACAAGGGTATCTAAAAACGGTGTTCATACAATGGAGGTTGAAGGTCGCGTTTTTCTTTTTGCCATAGACGCATAACTCGACTCCACTTAGCCAAATAACCGAACCATTCATTGGCGATGGATTTGTTTTCTCCCATACGACAATTCTTGTACTCAAACCTTTTTGTGACATAGTTTGCCGAATAGTAGAAACTTGATTGAAACCGCAAAACATATAGATACTTCCTTTAGTCTTGTCGCATAGATTTTCTGTCAGCACAGCAACGTCGAACATTCCAATGTCTGCCTTATCCTTATCTAAGTTCCTCAGACCATTATCAGCACGATTGCATTCATTGTAGGGTATATCCGTCACAATGCAATCCACACTCCCGTCCGGAATCCTTTTCATTCCTTCAAGGCAGTCTTCATTATATATCTTATTCAGTTCTATCATGCTTTGTTTTTTGTAAATCTATCAGTTAAACCATTTTACAGTTGTCTCACCTTTATAGCCTTTCTCCCACACAAACCAAGCGTAAGCCGCTGCGCTGCTGCCGAAAGCATCGAAGTCGCCATTCATAGCACATTTCAGTCGTGACGAACTTACCCATACACGAATGGGGGGAGTAGAACGGAAGAGAGCGCGTCGTGCCTTGCCTTCGAGAAAAGTCAGTTTCAGGAACATCGCCACTTTCTTACCTTCGGGAATGATGCTCAGAGCCTTCTCAACAAACTGCTGCGCGAATTTGTAGGGAGGATTGGTCACGATGTTTCCGTCCCACGCCAAATTGTCTATTGCAAGAAAGTCTGCCACTTTGCCGTAACCCCTATCTACAAGGTCGCGGCTCACCACGTCATACCCTGCTGCCTCTAACACCCTACTCATGTGACCCTCACCACACGAAGGTTCCAATATCCTGCCCTCAAACTGCTCCAGTTTGCACAGCCATTCTGTAGCTTTTGGTTCGGTGGCATAGTAATCCTCACTTTGCCTATCCGCAGCCGTATGGTTACTTGCGCCTAATGTCTTAAACACAGCAGCCGAGCCGCCAACCCAGTCCTTTCTTTTTATCTTGTTGTTCATGTTGTGTAGGGTTTGTGTTATAAAAGTTTTTGGGGTTCACATTCGTCAATCAATCGGCAAGTACCTTTTTGGCAATCCACAATGGCTTGTTGTGCGGTGTAAATGATGTTGTCTTTTTGCGCTGCGTTCAACCCTTCTATTTTGTCGAGTTCTTCAGCAAGACGCTTGTCTACTACTTGTTGCGAAACGCTTCCCATGTAATTCACAAATTCCTTACAAGTTTTGCGTCGCGGTGCTTGCACCCAATTTATGAAGTCCTTTTTATAGTCCTTCCACGTTTTGATTTTAATGGTAATCATATTTGTTTGTATGGTTGTATGTTCGTGTTATGCTTATTCCTCACGCTTATGCCCAATGTGCCACTTGTTGCACACCTTGCACAAGTAAGCCTTGTAACCATCGCTCAGAAGGCGTGGTTGTTGGTTCAACCATTCGTAGGCATCGTCCTCGGTGTCGTAGCTCACCTTAGCCTTCCATCCGTGCGAACTCTTGCGCGTCCAATGTTCGGGGTCGGGACGGAAAGGTGGGCGCTTGTTGTGATAATGGTTATTCCCCCTGTTGTTGCGCTTCATGGTCGGTATGGGTGTTAGGCATGGGCATTTCTGCCTCGGCAGCAGCAGCGTGATGGTGCTGTGCATCTTCTTGTTCGGTTTGTTCCTCCATATACTCAAAGTAGTCAGGCTCTGCGTCGTGCTTTGCCATATCGTTGAGCGAGGCTTCCTCCTCCATGTCCTGCAAGTCCTTCCGCGTCAGTCCGTATTTGCGTGCCATCTTAGCCTTGTACTCGTCGGTGTAGTTCACGCGGTCACGCTTCACAATGCTCACGTCCTGCGTAATGGCAATGCGGCTCATGTCCGGCATTTCGTCGGTGGCGTCGCGCTCCTCGTCAAAGTTCTTGTACACATTGGCTAAGGCTTGCATACCCTTATCTACGGCGCGGTCGTTGTTTTGCTGTTTTCCCGTGCGTATCAGCCATTCGGCACTGCTCAGATACATGGCCTTGTGGCGCGGACTCTCGTCGGTAGTGAAGAAACGTATCAGATAGTTGCACACCGACACGTCATTGTTTAGTTCGGTCACGGTGCGTGGCTTGATGTTGCCCTCGTCGTCGAGGGTGATGCGCAGCGCCAGCACCATTTCTTGTGCCTCTTTGTTGCCCTGTGCGGCTTGATTGAAGAACAGCTCATAGTCGCGCCGCGCTATGTTGCGGCAAGTGGTGCGAGGGTCGATGTCCTTGTTCTGCACCCACCGCTTGTAAAATTCAGAGCACACTTGCATGCGGTATCGCTGGTCCAACTTGTGGAACACAGAGTTAATGGGCGTGCCGAGCGACAGCCATTTGTCAATACGCGCCCTGGTGCCTTCGGTTATTTGGCTCATATTGCTTATTGTTTTTGCGGGTTTGTTGTATGACACAAAGTTACGAAGCCCCTCCTGCATGATACGGACAAGCCCTCTTGCCAATGGCGGCAGAAGGGCTTGTCCGTAAACTCGTTGCGGCGGCATTTAACTTTGCAACAGATAACACACATACAACAACCACAAAAACTAAACACACGCATTATGCAAACAATTCCCACTCTGACCCGATGCCTGGCGGCCATGCTCGGACTGCTATGGTGCTTTATCGAACCTTCGCTCAACTACATTGCGGTATGTTTCTTTGCCATGATACTTGATTGCTACACGGCATGGCGCTGCAACCGACGCATTTACTCACGTTACCGCGAGGCTATAAAGAAAGACCCCCGCTGCAAAATGGACGGCAAACTGCGCAGTAAGAAAATGGCAAAGATGGTGCAAGACTTTTCGGTGCTGATTATGGCCATATTCCTTGCCACCTTTGTTGACCGCGTCATCCTTGGTTACATGAACCCTCTTCATCTTGCCAACTATATAGCGGCGCTATACTGCGGTGTGCAGTTTGTGAGCATTCTTGAAAACGAGAGTACTTGCAATGGCGCTCGATGGGCAAGGGTTATGCAAAAGATTGTGGCAGACAAAACGGAACGCCACTTCAACATTAAGCTAAAGGAACTCATGAAAGAGGAAGATGAAATAACTGAAGATGAAACGAAAACCAAGGAGGACGAACAATGACCATCAGCAACATTCTTGAACATTGGGCAACCATTTACAAACCCCTTTCACATAAGCCCGAAGGCAAACTGGAGGAACAAGCGTTTTTTAGGATTCGCTACATCGACCTCGAAAATATCTTTAGTCGCAACGCCAATGTGGTGCATTCGCCTTGTATGCTGCAAAGCGTAATCAATACGGGTGAATTTCGCGACGCTAACAAAATGGAGGTGTCGCATCAAGTGTGGTTCTTAGTTAAGGTGAAGGACACACCACAAACATTGGGCAGATACGACGGACACAAAATTGAACAAGCAGCTGAGGACTTGATGGAATACTGCAAAGACCTTGTGGCGTGGATAGTGCAAGTGAAGCGCACAGGTAAATGTCCTGTCACAGGACGCTCGTTTGCCGAAGATCCCGTAATTCAAGCCGAATTGCAAAGCATTGATGTGAGCACCATATCGTGTGGACTGATTGGTGACCTTTATGCTGGGCAATGGCTTGTGGCAGGTGTAGATTGGAAAAGCCTGCAACCGCTCTACAAATTTGGCTGCGGTGGAAACGATAAGTACATTATGCAACCCGATAATAAATAAAGCCGTATGGGAAAGCCTATTACAAATCCGATATTTCCATTTCCGCGAGTGGCAGCTCGCTTCTTCCAACAAACCATTACGCAGTTAGAGGTGAATACCATGACGCAACGTATTTACCCCAAAGAGGTGTATAATGGCTATGCAGTGGTGAACCAAAAGCGCAAGGAAATGGGCATGTGGCACTCTACTGGAGAGGGCGCACATTCGTTTGCCGGAAAGATTATTGAAGCAGGACAAGCTGGAAAAGTGACCATGGCTTTTACATTTAACGACTACATGCGTTTTGCCGAAATGGGTGTAGGTATGGGAACGAAGTATGAGGATGTGGATAATTCAAGGAAGGCTAACTACCGAACTCGCTACATCTCGAAATGGGATCGTAAGGCGGGTAAATCGCAACGTCCTGCTATCATGATGGAGTTGCGCCACCTTACAGACCGCATAGGTAAATATCTTTCAGACTTTTACGGAATGGAGGGTGCTGTTCGTATGATTAACACATTCGAGGAGGCCAGTCCTATCAAACTTTTTTAAGCACAAAAAACTAAACAAATATGGCAACACCAAAGAAAACTCAAATTGTCATTACTGCCAATGCGGCCGTAGCCAAAAAGGTTATGGACGAGTTGGCACAGCGTACCGATGCCATTAAACAAAAAATGGCTGCGCTCGATGTGACGACCAAACAAGGACAACGCGAGTTTAAGAAGCTGGAGAAGGAGTTGGTTTCTTACAACTCGGCAATTTCGCAAAATATCACGGACGAAGAGCGTGTGAAACATGCTATTGATAATCTTTCCACCACTTCGCTTCGTAAATTGCGCACAGCCCTTGCATCTGCGAAAAAGGTTCTTGGCACCACCTTTCAAGATGATCCGAACTTAAAGAAGAAGCAACAGGACGTAAAAACCCTTCAAGCCCAAATCGACAAACTCACCGGCTCGGTTCACAAGCAAGGCGGTGCATGGAGTACCGCTATGAAAAACCTCACGGCTTATGTGGGGTTGTTTCAAGTGTTCAACAAGGTGAAGGACTTGGTAACGGGCGCAATAAAGAAGAACCTTGATTATTCTGGTTCTTTGACAGACATTCGCAAGGTATCTGGCCTGACAATGGACGACGTAAACAAGCTCTCTACCGAACTATCTAAAATTGACACCCGTACAAGCGTGGAAGGTTTGGCAAAACTCGCCTACGAAGGAGCTAAACTTGGTATGGGTAAATATGGGGTGGACGGTATGAAACAATTTGTTGCTGCCGCCGATCAAATCAATGTGGCTATTGGAGAAGAGATGGGAGATCAGGCTTTACCCGCTTTGTCAAAGATGGTCGAGACAATGGGGCTTATACCAAGGATGGGTATAGAAAAAGCAATGCTTGCTACCGGTAGTGCCATGTTCAAACTATCATCTACGAGTACGGCCACATCAAGTAATATTATCGAATTTGCTAAGCGTCTGACAGGTGTGAGCCGTACGGCAGGCATCACTACGGATCAGTTATTAGCCCTTGGCTCTGCTTCGGATTCTCTCTTCCTTATGCCGGAAGTGAGTGCTACTGCTATGTCGAAATTTATAGTAGCATTACAGAAGAATCATAATTTAATAGAAAAAGACCTTGGAATCCAACAAGGCACGATAAAAGACATGTATGCAGCGGGTCATGCGATGGATGCCATTGTAATGGTGCTTGAAAAAATGCGTGACAAGGGTAATATGAATGCGTTAGGAGGCATTTTCAAAGATCTTGGATCGGACGGCCAGCGACTCGTTACTGCAATGGTTACGATGTCGAAGAATGTAGATGTGTTGAAGGACCATCTATATGAATCTCAAGAAGCCTTTGAAGAAGCTACTGCTGTGACGAGTGAATATGAAATGCAGCAACAAAGTGCAATCGGTATTCTTGAACGAGCCAACAACCTATGGGAAAAGGCTTTTGTTAATCCGGAGGGGGTAGATATGGTTAAGAATTTGGCAATAGCATGGTATGATATGTCAGAAATGATGACGCAAAGCCCTATTTTCAAAGGTACTCTAAATTCTGCATTGACAGCCGTGGTTACGTCTGTGAAAGTTCTTGCATTTATGCTTCCTGCATTGATTAACTATATAGTTGCGCTTGGAGTATGGAAAACCGTAACGTTTTTCATTTCGTTGTCCCGGGCTATATGGGCAGCTGTAACCGCCCAAACAGCTTTTAATGCTGCTGCAAGTAAAAATATTTATGCTGCGATTGCAAGTGTTATTCTAACTCTTGTTGGCGTTGTTACCTCTTATGTCCATTCTTCAGAAGAAGCGGCAGAGGCGGAAAAAGAAGCTGCAAGGCAAGCTTCAGAATGGAGAGACAAACTAAACGATGCGCAAAACGAAACGAACACGCTGACACAAAAGTTGTCAAACTATAAGACTATGCTTGAAAAAGCAAATCTTACACAGGCGGAGCGAAATAGGATTATAGGGCGTTTTAACAAAGACTTTCGTCCATATATCAATAATCTTGGCATTGAAATAAAGAATGTAAAAGACTTAAAGGACAACTACTCTAAGTTGGCAATAGAAATACAGCGCGCGTCTTATTATCGTATGAGAGAAGATGCTCTCAATACTGGCATGGATAAAGAACGTAAGGGGCGCGTTGGGGCTAATAATGTTCTGCGAGATTATTTGAAATCTTATGGAAGCTATTATGGGGGCTTTACCTCTGGTGATATTCAACAGATGTTATCTAATGGGCAGAGTGCGGAATCTGTGTATGCTATGATGATGCGTGCTGGATTACGTGGACGTATTAAATCTGAGTATGGAGAAACGAAACTCCCAAACATCGATAGAATAAGGTTTGACCGCCATGGTAGAGGTAGCCGATATATGTATAAGGATAAATATGGTCGAGTCCATAATTTTACTGGGTTGCAAGATGAAAAGCTCTTGAGTATATTACGCTATAATGCAAACTCCATAAAAAGGGAAAAAAACAAACAAAAAGAGATATATGATGCCTTTGATGATTTTGTTTCAGAGGGTTATACTCCTTATACTGAAGATGAACCAGGCACATTGGAGAATGAGGCCACAGATAAAGATGCGATTAAGGAAGAAAAAAGACGTCTACAGGCACAACGAAAAGCATGGCGTGACGAACTGAAGCAGAAACAGGACGAGGCAAAGGCTATTATGGATGACGTCCGTAATTTTTACGAACGGCAGATTAACGAGAAAATGTCGCAAGCTATATCCCTTGGAATGGATAAGACAGAACAAGATTTGTTCGTTGAACCTGTAAGACGTAGAATGAACGAAGCATTGGAACAAGTCCGTCTTGCCATTGCTGGGCAGAAAAATACTTGGGAAGACTTTAAGAAGACGATGAAATCGGATCTTATTGAAAAGACGGATGAGACTGGTGTAAATTTGTCGCAAAATCTTTTAGATAATATCCAATCTAACAATGTAGATGCGTTGCATTCTCTAATGGCCAAACTCGGCAAAAACTTAAATCTTCCGATGAGTTCTATTGTTGCTGAAATCGTTGCTAAAGCTACTAAGAATGAACAGGAGAATCTAAGTCTTACTGCTAAACAGATGGAAGCTCGACGAAAGATAGCGCAAGAGAATGATTACGTAGGTACGGTTAAACAGAATGCTTATGACGATTTTAACACAATGGGTTATGCCAATCCTAACAAGGCAGAGGTAACAGACAAAAAAGCATTTGATGAGCGCAAGAAACGCATTATCAAGATGTATGAGCAAGCCAGAGAGAATTTACCTCAATTATATGACATAGATGTTTCAGGAGAAGAGGGTAGAGGGCAGCTTATGAAATTTCTCTTTGGCGATGACCCCGACGGAATGGCAGAACGTATTAAACAAGTACTTGGTAATAACGCGGCAGACTGGAAGGTATTCTATGATAAACTAATTCAATATTCTGATAGTTATGTAGAAGCTGAAAAGAAAATATATGATCAGCAGAAGAAAATAACTGACCAAAGGTGGGCTACCATGAAGCGTAATCTTGACAATCAAGAAAAGTTGCGCAAATTGCAGAATGAAAGTCAACTGTATGGTAAGCGCAATAACTTCTTGTCTAACCTTGGGCTAAAAGATGTGCCGGCCGACCCTGAAGTGGAATTGATGAAGGCACGCATGCGGGCCGCACAAGACTACTATGCTTTTGTACTGGCTAATTCTAAAAACATGCAGCTTGTAAGAGATGCTGACAAGGCAAGGCAAGAAGCAGAACTTGCCTACGTCAACCAAATGGCTACCGCCATGAAGTCGCGTCTCTCGCAAATGCAATCTTTGGTGCAGCCAATCGAGGAATTTGGTTCAGCGGTAGGCCAAGCGCTTGCTGATATGAAAAATGATGCTGATAGCGCAAACGAAGCTATCAAGAATGCGCTCAAGTCGATGCTCGAGTCGTGGGCTAAAATGGCTCTCAATGACGTGAACACACAAATGTGGAAAGCTATCAATGACGCGGGTGTAAAAAAAGCAAAGGACAAGGCTCAACCTGATATAAAGGAGGGACGTAAGGCTTCGGCAAATGCAGCGGCAAATGGCGAACTGAACATTCCATCAGACTTGGGAACCGCAGCAAATCCTATTCATGCTATAATAGATTCGGCGCCACCATCAAGTATAGGCATGGATGATGGCTCTGGCGAAAATGCTACGGGTAGACCTTTCTCTCAAACGAAATCCGTTGGGGGCGTGGAAACTGTATCAACAGGCCATAACCCGGGTAACGCGCCAGTATCTTCCACTACAGCAGTTTCGTCTGCCGCTACAAATGCAGCATCGCAAGCCGGCGGGGCCGCGGCGAGTGTGGCTACGGGGCAATCTTCGCTTGGCGAGGCAGCTGTGGGCATGGCTGGCAGTGCTATAGGTACTATTATGAATACCGACTTTGGCAGCAAGCAGTCACGACGCGAGAAGCGTGAACAACGAAAGCAACAACGTGAAGCCAGGAAACACCAAAGAGAACTCACGAAAGAAGCCAAGAAAGGCGCCAAAGAACGTGAGAAGATAAACAAAAAAGGCAACAAGGAAATTACCAAGTCTACTGAGGAAGAAAGCAAGGCACAGGTTAAGACGGAGCAACTAAAGCAAAATACCACCACTGCCATTGTTGATACTGCGTTGAATACCAACTTCCAAAAGAAAAAAGATAATGATCAGAAGGTGGTAGAGCAAAGTAAGAATACGGCACAGGCCGAAAACACTTTCTCTATTGTCGGTGCAGTTGGTAAGTGTTTTGAGTTCCTTGGTCCTATTGCGGGTCCTATTGCCGCTGCTGCTGTAATGGCACTTCTTACTGGTTTAATGCAGTGGGGCTTAAATGCAGCTTTTGGTGGGAATAAGAATAAAAATAATAGTCCTTCCGGTAAGAGCACCAAAATAGTTTCAGGCATGCTTACTTACGATAGTGGTAACGTGCAAGACATGAAGCCATTTGTAGCTGACAATGGTGAAATCTATTGGGCAGAAGATAAGGATAGCATCCCGCAAAGTGGTGTTAACCTCCTCACTGCGCCAACCGCTACAACCATCAACGGACAACGTTCACTGGTTGCTGAAAATGGCCCCGAACTGGTAGTAGGCCGTGAAACCACCCGTGCAATGATGATGAACAACCCTTCATTGTTAAAAGCACTCGTTAATTACGACCGCAATTATTCGGGACGCAACGCGGCCCGCAGAACATTCGATGAGGGTAACATTAGCGAAGCCACAGGCAGTCTGTCATCAAGCACGCCTATAACCGAAGATGTGATAGCCAATAGCACCGCAAGCAACGTGGCTCTCCTGCAAGCCGTAAATGTCCTATTACAACGCCTTAACGAACCCATATCAGCCAAGATTGATATGTATGGCCGTGGAAACTTATACGACAGCATGACCAAGGCCAATCAGTTCATGAAGAACAAATCATAGCAAGCAGAACTACTTCTCGCTTACACCTCAATATTGGCCGATACGCACATTAAAACGTATCGGCCAATATCTTATATGTCTAATTCTTCCTTCTGAAAGTCCAAAACAAACTTTCAATCCAACTTACTGATAATTACAGACTTTCGTACGCATATCCCACACAAAAGTCCAAAAATCTGCATTTTTAGCTATCTACTATATAAAAATTTCGGCCATTCTTTTATTTCTCCAAGAACAAAATCCCCGAACCTCAATCAAATAGTAGGTAGCATATACCGCTACGCTATAAACACTTGAAAATCATTACTTTTCTAATAGGGAGGAAAGGCAAATTTTTTGAGGAAAACGTGTTTTTTTTGCGATAATACGCTTTATTTCTTTATATAATTGTTGTTTTTACGCTCGTATATTGTAAGAAAAAAAATAAAATTTTGGACTTTCTTTTTGGAAATCTGTGTAAATCAGAGCAAAACTGCAAAAAACAGCATGGTCAATACATAAACATATATGGGGCACGTAATGGACTTTTGAAGGGCTGTCTAAACTTTTAATGTTGGGAAAACACCTGTATACTGTTAGAGTTTGGACTTTTGTAAGCTGATTTGAACTTCAATGAGAACATGTGTTTAAGTTTTGGACTTTTCTATTCTAAGCATTGAATATGCAAATTAAAGACACGGCTGATTTCCGAGGAAAAGCTATTTACAATTTATAAAATAGCAATAAAATAAAGCTAACCTTTGGTCGGGTTGTCTTTAATTATTAAATTTGCAACATGAACTATTTTTAAGATGGTATGTTTGACGAAATATGTTCCATTTATTCTGACGCGCTTGATAATGTAGGTCGTTATGTAGACCAAGAAACGGGTGAGTGCATACAACAGATGTCTATCCGTGAATTTTGTTTGACGGATAGATGGAAACCGTATGTTGAAAAGTTGCGTGCCATGCGAAAGGAATATGGCAGCAAAGCAAAGAAAATGGAGGAATATATAGCCACCAAGAAAAAACTCCCTGGTGCTACACTTAGTGGTTTGTTCACGTTGAGCGAAGATGATTGCATAGGCAAGGACGGCCGGAAGTATCGTGCAGTGGTTAGTCGTCGTGAAACACATTTACAACAACATACAGGCTGGCTTGCGATAGATATAGACCTCGATGACAACCAACAATTAGCCAACTTCAACAATGTGCGCATGGTGGCGCGTTTCCGTCCGGAGATAGCTTTGTTGATGCGGTCGTGTTCGGGTACAGGCTATTTCGGCTTGGTACGTTTGGCTTATCCCGATCGCCATAAGAGTCAGTTCAAGGCTTTGTTGAAGGAATATGCAGCATTTGGCATTATTCTCGACAAACAATGTGGAAATATAGGTCGTGTGCGCTTTGCCTCATGGGACGATCCACAGCATATCTACATAAATGAGAATGTGATACCATACAAGGGACTGGAAGAAGAAAAATCTCCGATTGTTTCTTTAGTTTCGCGTCAATCGTATCGTTCGCACGATGCAAATGTAAATTACAAAGTAGAAGGCTATTCTGACTTCTGGGAACATCCTCGGGTGCAAGACCGATTGATTGAGGTCATTGTGCAGGAACTTGTGGATAATCACAAGAACATCACCGAGAGTTACGGCGAATGGGTGAAAGCTGGATGGGCTTTGCGCTTGCATCCCTATGGTCTCGACCTTTTCCATCGACTTTCAAGATGCAGCTCTAAATACAATGAGGCGCAGACAAATCTAAAATGGCAACAGTTAGGCTGTAGTCAGACCGTTACGTACAACTATCTCATTCATGCCTGTAAGGTGGAACTGGGAGAGAATGTTTATCGGCAAATTTGCAGGAGAGTTTGGAACGAGTTGAAGGAATGAATAAACCACCAAAACAGCTTTCATCGGAACCTGTGCAAAACTTACGATTGTGTTGTGATTTTCTCCAAAAGCAAGTTCACTGAGAGTCCACTGAAAGTCTTATGAAAGTACTACGTTTATAGCTATCTTTTCGAAGTTAAAATATTATGAAACGACTAATAACTATTACAGGTCCCAGTGGTGCGGGTAAGGACACCTTGGCTCGTATGCTGTCAGAGGCTACGGGATTACCTATCTTATGTTCGTACACTACACGTCCAAAACGTGAAGGTGAAGTAGATGGTCGTGAGCATTATTTTGTTCGCGAGTGTAATGCGTTACCTTTTGAAATGCTGGCTTATACTCGATATGGTGGTTATGAGTACTGGACTCGTATCGATCAAATAGGCGATAAGGCCATATATGTCATCGACGAGGACGGATTGCGTACTATTTGCAGTAATCACCCCGAAATAGAAATTTGTTCGGTATACATAACCGCTTCGTTAGAGGACAGACTATCACGAGGCATATCGGAGAGCAGAATTGCAAGGGACGTGGAGCGTAGAAAACTCCCATTGAGTTTCTATCAGCACCACATATACAATGTGAATGACAAAGCCGATCTTCAACGTATGGCATACGACCTTGCCGATTTACTAAAGACAAATATAGTCTAAGAACTGAATTAAAATAAACATTAGATGAAGTTTACAGACCCCAAAGTGGAGTGGTGGCCACAAGAATCCATCGCACAACAGATAGCCAGGGTAGGCAGAATATGTTACAAGGCAAAGGGAAAGCAACCTCCCGAAAATCTAAGCGAAAAAGAACGTAAGGATTTTGAGTATAAACGCGACATGGAGCGAGATAAGGGCTTTTGGCAGTCAGGGCATCGTTCTATGTATCGCCACGGCACTTGCTATTTTTTTGTGCCGAATGAGAATAAATTACACACCATTCATATATGGTCGCTCATGGTCGCTTCGCCTTACATTGATTATGTGGTGAAAGGTAAGCATGTGTGGATAAGCACCAATACGCAGTTTATGTGTGAACATGAAGATTTTCAATATTTTCTTGAACCTTATGCTGTAGATGAAGATGAGTTCATTGAAAAAGCACTTAAAGCTCAGTGCACAGAAGCATTATGGCTTTTGCGCATGACAATGGTAGTGACCACTCAAATCAGTACTTCGCGTGAGCTTAACAGAACATCGCCTAATGCGATTGCTGAGCAGAGCACGCGTTACTGCAACCTAAAGAAAAAAGGTGGTGTGCAGATAGCTCGTCCGCATTGGTATGCGGATGCCACACGATTGCAACGATTTTGGTTTACACTTGGCTGCAAGGTTAGTTCGTGGATATATAACCGTTTATTGTGCGTAGGTTTACCACCCGAAGATGCAAGAGGTGTGCTTCCGCTCGATACCTATACGGTCGTAGCTTACACTTATAGCTTGATTGAGTGGCAACACATTCTTGATTTGCGCTATTTTGGTAAGACTGGTAAACCACATCCTAACGCTAAGGAGGTCTGCGGACAGATACGAGAGATAATTCAGGAGAGAATGAGACGATACGACCAAAATTTTATAATAGAATGAAAATGTTTTTCAAGAGACTTCACGAGAAGGCTCAAATGCCTGTAAAGGCAGAAGGACACGAGGCAGACTTTTGCTATGATTGCTATGCTGTAAGCGAAGAAGAAATTGCGCCTAATGTCTGGAAATATAATCTTGGCTTCGCGCTTCAGCCTGTTAACGAATTTGATGGTTACAACATTCGTGCTGTCAACCTTCGTGCTCGTTCTTCGATTTGGGAAACTGGTATGGTGTTAAGTAATTCTGAAGGCACTATTGATGAAATATACACGGGCGGTCTTTCGGCTGTGTTTTATCACGTCATGCCCAATATGCCTCGTTACAAGGTTGGTCAAAAGGTGTGTCAGATTTGCTTGGAACGTACCGAGGGAATAGAGTTTGTAGAAGTTACTGAATTGCGTAAAACGGTACGTGGTGAAGGTGGATATGGCACTACTGGAAAATGAAAAGAAGCGGTGTTATGTTTAATACGGAATTTTATGGCTAAGAATAAAACAAGTGCGAAGACAGCGGAACGCTGCCTCTCTCTCCCTACTGTCTATACATTCGACTTCAAAGATGTGCCTATTGACACGTATGCCAAAACGCTTGATACGCTATTCCGCGACCCCGTTTTTGGTGCCGATGTAGAGAAACGAAACCGACTTGTAAAGTCAGCTAAGATGTTGAAGCCGGGGTCGAGTGAGATGGCGAATATTGTACGTGCTATTGAAGCAAACGACAAGAAATTGGCTGACAAAATGTATTCGGCCATTGTTCAAACGAACATAAGATCGGACGTAAGTCTTGAGTTTCTGTCGTTCTCTACTCTTCTTCATTATTACGTGGATTATACACGTGAGGGTGTTCGCGACCAACTGACCACATTAACAAGGAATTTATACAAAGTCACATTTTTGGCTGATATGCTGGAGTCCGTTGTTGTGGACGTGAAGTCTGGTATGAGTTCAGTCTTTGATGGTGAGATCGAGTTCCTACAATTTGACGGTGTTTTGCAGGTGCTTGCGCAGTTGCGTGGATTTTTCAAATCGGTTCGTCCACAAGAGGCCGAGTCGCCAGAGGCACAACTCTATTTGTATTACTCAGACTCTATTAACGAATACTTGGCAAAACGATTAAAGACCTATTCAGACAAGGTGGTAAAGATGCACCCAGAGAATGCTGATTACACAGATCAAGATTTGATCGATGCGCTCAATTATTGCTTGCCATCAGGTACTCCATTCGACGGCAGTATACTTAGCCATACTGATGCGAATTGCCCATACATCAAAGTGCATGAAGTGATGAGCCGTATGAGCGATGAACAACTGCGGAAATTTGAAAAGGTAATATTTGACGAGACAGGCAAACGCAGGACTGTTGACAACCCAATGCAGTATTGTTTTGCGGCTACTGACACTATATTAAAAAAATACCGTCGAAGAAAATAATCTAAAAATATGCCCAACATCTATTTACGTCTGCCAAAGAGCCGATGCCAGTTTGTTCGTCATCGAGATCCCAATAGGGTGTTACAACCTCAAGACCCATTAGTGTTCAGTCCGTTCTCCACGGAGTTTGCAGTCATGCGCAATTCGTTGAGCAATGCTGCCGCACAGTTGCATGAAGTAAACACACACTGTTTTTCGCACCAACAATGGGTGAATATGCTTCACGGGAAAGACCCGCTTGGGCAGAAGATGGTGTCAAAACGGGATCAGAACGAGCCGCTGACATTCGACGAAGTGCAATACCTCTGTGGTTTGCGAGAAAAGAATAAGAGTGTGAACGATGATTATCTTTGCATTAAGCTTCCAACAGAGATTGAAGTTGTAGATACTGTGCGTGTGGTAACGCCATCGTGGAACCTCGACAAACATGGTGTTCACCGGTTGAGCGAACTTATCAAGAATGACTTTAAGCGCAGCATTGTGGAGTGGGCTTTAGCCACATTCGACTTCTGTACTTCAAACGGACGTATTGTTTGCCGACCACAACGTTCTGTACTTGAACGGTTCATGATGCGCTATGGCATCGAACCAACCGCCGAGGAACGCGATAATCTGCGTCGTGTCATAGAACGCTGGATATGCACCGAGCAGAACCACTTTAAGGTCTACTCATGCTTTGATATGCAATATGTTGACGATAAAGACCGGGTGGAGCATGTAGATAGCATACAATGGGAATAATCCAATAGATGTTAATATGGTACATAATAAACGTTAAGATATAACCATTACTTTTATTCCAAATGAATATACCCGAAAAATGTAGAGAAAAATATCTATCTGGTGTGACTGACGCTTTTTTTTATCCAAGAGAAGGGTCGTCATTGCCAATGCCTTTTAGCGTGGGGCAGATACTATCCATGCAAAACTGCAAGTTTCCTAAAGCCACTCTTCATGTTGCTATGACTGGTGAGGAGTATGTGATGTCCGATGGTATTACTGCCAAGGTTACTCCTAATATAGCACAAAATGGTACGAATTACTCGTTCGACATTAGTGCAAACATTACAGACGGAGGCGAAAATGTACGCGAAGCGTATAAAAAAATGCGTGGAAAGGACTTTTTTGTTGTATTACGCAAGTTTGATGGCACATTCGCGTTGTGCTATTCCTTGCCTGGTACATTTGTTCTGAAATATACGGTGAGCGTTACTGCCGATGATGAGCAACGCACGCTTTCAGTTTCACTCAAGTCTATGTCAGACTTTATTCCTATTACGATTGTGTAATAAAAATGTTGTTTGTTTTCAGGTATGTTTGAATAGGTACATTTTTTAATCCCATCATTCATACGACTTTGAACGCCGCTATCTGCCGAGGATAGCGGCGTTTTTTTGTCCTATCGCGGCATTGAGTGTGTTTTACTTTTGCTTTCAGAAAATAACAGAACAATCGGTAAAAGGATTGTTATTAGGATAACACAAAAACACTCCATGAAAGGACTTTACGAAATTCTCACTGAAAAAAAATGGATGGTGAGTCCCGATTTTGTGCATGGCATCCGCAAGGCTTTGGAGCAGAACTTGAATACGCATGCCGCATTCAGTAAGCCCGAAAAGACTTGTGGCTTTGTTACTGCCGTTCGTGCTGATGGCTCTGTTTACTACCCCGAGGAATATCAGATTTCGGAAGATGGTAAACAAATGAAAGGTCATTGGGCCTTGGATTACGAAAAGGAACAAACCTTTCCATTCGTTTCAGTGCTGACCATTGACGGACCGATTACCCGTAATGGAGGTGGTTGCTCGTATGGTTCAGTTGACCATCGCGACATGATGATGCGTGCAGCCAACCACCCACTTTGTCGCGGTCACGTATTCATCATCAACACACCAGGCGGCTCTGCTTGGGCTAAGAACGATTATCAGCAAGCCATTGAGTATGCCCGCTCAAAGGGTCAGCCAGTTCTTGCCTTTATCGATGGCATGTGTGCTTCAGCAGGTATGTATCTCGCTTCACTTTGCGATGAACGTTACTACATGCACCCAAAGAACGAGATCGGTTGCATTGGCGTGATGGCAGCTTTCTACACCGAAGCAGACGGTAGCACCAATCAGTTTACCAACGAAACATACCACGAACTCTACGACCCCGAGTCGTTTGACAAGAACCGCGAGTTCCGCGACATCGCTAACGATGGCGACACTGAGAAATTAGTGCAAGAACTTGCCGATTTAGGTGTAGAGTTCCGTGCCGATGTAAAGGCAGCTTGCCCGAAAGCCACAGACGAACATTTGCATGGCAAGGTGTTCAATGCCGAGGACGTCGAGGGCATTCTTGTTGATGGTCAGTCAGATTTCATGTCGGTTGTTCAGCGTGCATTTGCCTTGCACAATGGCACAGCACAAGCCATTGATCGTAACACCCCCGACGAGGAACCTGCGCCGCAGAACGAACCCGAACCACAGAACGAACCAGAACCCAAAGAGAACAACACAAAAACCTCTATCAATATGGCGAATTACCCACTTATCAATGCCGCTTGTGGTATGAAGGAAGGTGACATCAAGACTACCGAGGAAGGCGCATTTATGAATGCTCCTTTGCTTGATGCGCTTGAAGCGCACCTCAATGACAACAAGCAGCAGGTGACTGATGCTGAGCAGAAAGTCACCACAGCAGAGAACACCCTCGCAGAATTGCAGGGCAAGTTCGATGAACTCTCCGCACAGTTAACCGCGGCCAACGAAGCCAAGGCAGACGCAGAAAAGGCTCTTGCCGACGCTAACGAAGCACACAGTAAGGAACTTGAAACGCTCAACACCGCCCACACCGAGGCTATTGCCAAGAAGGACGAAGAATTGAAAGCTATCACTGAGGCAAAGGACAAGGAAATTGCAACCCTCACAGCCGCTAAGACTGAGGCCGAGGAGAACCTTCAGGGTGCAAAGGACGCGCTCGCCACAGCCGAGCAGTCGCTTACCGACAAACAGACTCAGATTGACGATCTGACAAATGATGCCGGCACAGAGCAGAACGCTGGTAATGCTCCTAAGAACAATGGCGAGGGAGTAAAGGTCAAGACCTTGCGTAGCTTCGACGGCAGCAAGTACAGGACCAACGTTGAGCGTAAGGCAGCCTTCCAGCGCTTCTTGCACGGCGAGGAGGAAAAGTAAACGCTCTCAACCAACACAAACAACTAAACTTTCATAACAACACAAAAACACATCAATTATGGCAAATTTACCTAAAGATTTTATCGGTCTTGATGCGCTTCAGCATGTAGCCGAGGAGGTTTCTAAGGAAATTGTGATGGGTCCCGGCTATTCGGATGCCGAAGAGATGGACCGCCTTGGCATTGACATCGTAACAGGTGTACAGTTCAAGCGCACTTTCCATTTGTTCATCCGTAAGGGTGGTACTACACGTCGTAAGGACGTTCACCGCGAGGTCAACAGCGAAGCTGGATTCTTAAAAGAACGTACGCTTGTTGCCAAGCTCGCTTGGGATAAGTTTCCTGGCAATATAGACGACTTCTGTGAGACAGTATTCGGTACAGACGCTCAGGGCCAGTTCCCTCTCTCTTCACAGGCAGTAGAGGCAATCCTTAAGGACTATGCCGACAACCTCGCGGCTAACTTGTGGTTTGGCAACATCGCTCTTGACAATGGTGACGACAGCGTCCCGGCTAGTGATCAGGCAATGGCTCTTTACAACGGCTTCCACACTTGCATCCAGCAGGACATCGAGGACGGTCTTATCTCAGAGGCTAATGGCAACCTCATCCACTGTGATGCTATCACCGCCCCAGTTGACAAAGATGACTCAAGTCCTTACGACATCTTCATCGCATGGTACATGAAGTGGGACGAGCGTCTGCGCAAGGTTCCCACACGTGTTTACATGAACGAAACAACTGCTATGAACATCGCGTCGGGTTATGCCAACAAGTTCCATGGCAACTTCCGCGTAGAGTACAACCAGGGAGACAATTTCAAATTGCCAGGTCTCTCAAAGGTTTCGCTCTGTCCTATCTCAGGATTCGGTGAGGGCGACCGTATGTACGCTACCATCGATAAGAACTTTGTTTATGGTGTCGACACTAAGAGCAATCAGCAGTATGTAAGTGTTCGCCTCGGCTCAGACCGCGATCACAGAGATCTGTCTTTCCAAATTCAGTCAATACAGGGAAGCGGTATTAAGTCTTTCCTGCGTAGTGCCCTGGCAGTCAGCGACGGAACGCTCGTTGCTCCCGAATATGTAGCAGGCGACTACGACAACACCAAGCTCGTTGTCACACTCGCAGGCACCGACGGTCAGAAACCAGATGGAACAGTGAAGGTGAACAGCACCGCTTACACAAAGCCTCTTGACACCACACCTAACCAGATTCTCACTCTTGAGGCAGCCGACGGCACCAACTACAAGTTCGACAGCTGGAGCAACGGCAAGAAGGACAAGAAGATCCAGCTCACTGCTACTGGCATGAACATGGGTATCACTGCATTCTTCAAGAAGAACGGCGAGTAATGTAGGCTTCTCTTAAAGCTTTATAAATCTGATGGTGGCGGGTAACTTGACCCGACGGAACATAGCCAACCGCCACCTTTTTTCCTTTTAACCAACACAAAAACATTCTATATTATGCCTGAAACTGTAACTTGCCCCCAGCTCCACGACATGCTCGCGGAGAATGACTGCTTGGAGAACTTTGGCGGTCTTGGTGTAAACGTCTATGCTTTCGTGTATAGCGACCTTGCAAAGCCACTCGAACCCACCGAAGGCACTAACAAATATCCTACATTCTCTTCCAGTACTTTTAAGACCGGCAAAGGTCTTTACAAGTTTGAGTGTCAGGATGGTAGTCAGGGTCATAGCTTCGAGAGTCTCGGTTTCCAAAAGGGCTTTAAGCAGACCGTTGACTATGTGCTTGAAAGTGTGAATGCAGCATCTGCCGACATTGCGCGTAGCATTAACAACCTTAAAGTTGGCTACATCATTGAGGATGGTAGCACTAATATCATTGTCTACGACAAGCAGCACTATGTGAAGTACGACTCTGGTAATATTAAGGGAGATTCTGGCAAAAAGCCCGAAGACGAACGTGTGTTAACTTTGTCGGGTATTCTGCAACCTACAACTTGGGGACGTTATGAAATCCCCACTCCCGAAGGTGGTTGGGATAGCCTCTTGGCTTCAGCAGCTTCAAAAAAGTCGGGGGAATAACCGGCGGGTCTGACAAGGGCGAGAACACGCCCGCCACACAGAACGATTTACCTGGGGAGAGTGTGACTACAAAGCGTAGAACCTCTGGTAAATAATCGCTCCCAAAAGCCTCGGAACTTTCACTCGGCATCATTTCTATCAAGCATAGAAGTGGTGCCGAGTTTTTTATGTCCTCTCTTAAAGTACCTGGTACCTTACCTTTGTGAAAAAGATGACTATGCAACAAACAAGAATAAACCTGACCTTGCCTCGCCATTGGAACAAATGCTCACGTGAGCAGTTGGAAATGATTGCGGACGTGATGCAGGAGCAAATCAACAGGGTTGACCGTTATCACCCGTTCGATATGCGGAATGTGAAAGTAGCCATGTTCTTTGTGCTTTCGGGCATTGAGATTGTGAGCGGACCTAATCCCAGTGTGCCCGTAGAGGAGCAGTACTACATTTGCCGATTTATGAAGAAACGCCATTGGTGGCAGCGTAAGCGCAGTGATGATGACACCTTCTCGCTCTATTTGTGGCAAATCAACTATTGGCTATCGCCCAAAGCGAAAACCGACAACACGACTTCGGCTGAATATATTGGGCAGGGCGCTGGTCTGTTGGATTGGCTCGATAATGAACGTGGCATGTTCCTTACTAATTTCGTGTACCCAAATCTACGTTTGCGCAAACGTGGTAAATGGTTCAGTCGGAAGCGAAACTTTCGCGGTCCTTACCCCGACCTCGACGGCTTCAGTTGGGCACAATACCGTTTTGCCTCCGAAACCATGCAGAACTATACGCAGCTGAGCAACAACCTTATTCGTATGCAAGAGATGAGCAAATTCACGCAAGAGCAGTTGTACAAGCAGGCACAGAATGCCGACCTTGCCCGTGCCATGTTTCTCGCTACCATATTTAATGCCAAGACGCACTACGTCGATACCAATACGGGTGTGCTGAAGCATAACTTTCATTACGAGAGCAATCAATGCAGCGACAATGCCGAATACTTCCGCAATTTTCCCGATACGCAATGGCAGGTCATTCTTTTTTGGTGGACTGGCATGATGCACACGCTGAGCAAGCGCTACCCCCACGTGTTCAAGGTGCAATCCACCAAAAAACAGCGGCCCACCACCCCACTCGAAATTTACACCGCCACTACTGCCACCATGCAGAAGTATGCCGGGCTGACCGAGGATCAAGTGAACCATCAATCCTATTCGCTTGTGCTCGAACATCTTGAGCGGCTGAGCAAGGAGAATGAAGAGATGGAAAAAATAAGCAGAAAATAACATAACCCTTATAAACCAACCCAATCACAATGGCAAAAAACACAGTAAGCAATTTGCAGCAGTTCCAAGAACGTAGTGAGGAACTAAAACGTGCTGGCTATGTGGCTATCCGTCCTGGCGAGTTTAGCACTCCCAACAAAGGTAGCAGAGCCTTTTCGTGGAACGACTATGTGCATTCCATGCTCATTAGCGAAGCCCAAACAACGGCACAAGGCACAGCAGGCTCGCAAGCCGCACGCCGACAAATATCCACCATCTTTGCTTCGAGCGGTGGTGAATGTCTTGCCAAGCCTAAAGGAGAAGGCACAGAAGGCTTAGGCTACATGGAATGGGGTATTGGCAACCGACTGCCCAACCTCATTTGGCTCCTTTCGCGCATGTCGCCATTCACCGCAGCTGGCATTGATTTTATCAAGAAAATCCTTGCAGTGCATGGCCCCAAACCCAAGTATTACTACACCCAATATGTGGGAGGCAATATTACCGAAAAATTCATACCCTTTGCCCATGCCGGCGTTTTACTCCGTGGCTTGATTGCCGACCTCAAAGTCAAAGAAGCACAAGCGCAGCAAACCTCCGACCCCAACCCTACTGACGAACCTCTGACCAATGCGGCACAAGCCCTCACCCCCACCGAGGATAGCGAGGAGATGAAGGAACTAAAAGATGCGCTTGCCAAATGGAAATGGACGAACGAAGAACTGAAGCATTTTTGTGCCGATAACGACCTGATGGACACCTACTTGCAGTTGGCTGGCGATATGTCGCTCATGTCGCAATGCTTTGTAGAATTGCAGCTCAACCAACGCCAACTCGACGAAAACGGCAAACCCGTACCCACCTCACGCTGGACGCCGAAGGTTGTAAGCATCAAACCCCGTTCGGTGTTCACCACCCGACTGGAGCGTCAAGATGCACAATATCGCATCAACTACGCCTACATCTCTAATCAATGGCTCGACTCCTCACAAAACATTTCCAACTTTAACCCCGAGGACTTAAAGATTGCAGCCGTGCCTTATTTGCCCGCTGCAACAGCCGTTCGCGACCTTCAGCGCATTGTTCGCGAAGCCCGACAGAACCGCGTGAGCCGCAAAAACCGCCCCACACGTTTCATTATGTCGCCTCGCGACTTTGGCGGTCCTTATTATGCCGATGCCCTTTGGCACAGCATTTTCGCGGGTAGCATTTTTGAGTATGCCTTTACCATTGTTGACGACCGACTGACGCGCAAACGCAACTCCAACATCATTGGTCGTGTCATTTACATTCATCAAGACTACGTAGACCGCCTTTGCAATCAAGCCTCGCAAGAGGACAAAAAACAGTCGCCCAAGGAGATTATGGCAGGTGTTTTCAATGAAATCAACACATGGCTCAGTAATAGCGACAATGCAGGACAAGCCCTTTTCTCATCAAGTTTCACAGGCTCTGATGGTAAGGAACACAAGGCATGGGAGATTGTGGAGATTGAGACAAAGGCTTCCGACCAAGCCACAGCCGACAAAACCGAGTTGCAAGAGATTAGCAGCATCATATTCTTTGCCATGGGTTTAGACTCCAAACTTATTGGTAATACCCCTGGCGATGCTTCCTCATCAGGCGGCACCGACTTGCGCGAACGCTTCTTAGTCAAGCAAATTCAGTTTGCACCCTTGCAGCAACTCATGCTCCGTCCGCTCGAGGTGATTAGCCAGTTCAATGGTTGGGACGAACACCTTGTGTGGCAAATCGACCGCGAAGTACTCACCACGCTCGACAACTCTAAGACGGGCGTAACCAAGCAAGGGCAGGAATAGAGTTTCGCGCGAAGATTGAAAAAGTTTCGCGCGAAACTCATACCCAGTGATGCCCATAACTTACACCAAGTGATGCGCATCAGTTGTATCAACTTATGCGCATGACTTAAAAAACAACCCTGTAAGAAAAAACAACGACAATATGTTACTATCCACAAACAAAGAACTCCGCCTGCACATACCCAGCAATGCGTTCGACGACGTAAGCCTGCTTCAAGGCATACTCGACAATAGCGAAAAAGACTTTCTGCGCGACAAGTTAGGCACACCCCTCTATAATCGATTGTGCGCATACTATCAGCAAGAAGTCACGCCCGAAGCCTTTTACCTTGCCGTGACCAACGGCACCTATGCGCAGCACCCTTGGCAAGAACTTTTGCTCAATGCCCAACGCATGGTGGCCAACGACACCATGTCACGCTATGCCTACCAGCAACTCATCTCAGCCAATGGTGCAGGCATGAATATGGCTGCAAGCCAAGACTATGCCGTGGCTACCGACAAGATGCTTGACAAGGGCGTGCAAGGCTACAAAAAAGAGGCGATGGTGTCGCTCAACAACCTTTTGCTTTTGCTCGAAGGTTGGGCAAAACTGACGCAGCCCATGCTTATCTCCGTACCGACAGAAGGCGATAGCGTACAGAAAACGGACGGAAACGTACAGAATAAGGACGAAAACGTACAGATTGCAGAGATTGAGGAAATCGTAAACCTTTGGCAACAGAGCGAATACTACTATCTGCACCACGATTTGCTCATTCCCACTTGTGCCGTACTTCAGCAGTACATTGACATCTATGCCAATCGCGACAAGTTCATTCGTCTTATTCCTGACCTCCGCTTCATTCAAGACGAGTACATTACCGATGTGCTTGGCGAAGATACTTTGAACGTGTTGCTCCATGCCGATGACGATCAATCTCAGCGTATGCTCCGCAAGGTGCGCAGACTCATGGTTGCCTATCTGGAGGAGCGCACCACCGTACTGAGCATCGATAAAACCCGTCGTCAGCAAGCGCACAACGAGAGCATATCCCTGCGCACTTCCATTCAATCTATGCTGAAAGCGAAGCAGGAAGCAGAACAAGCCAAAGCAGAGATTGCGCCCGACGATAACAAGGGCTATGAGAACAATCAACCCGGCTCAAAGATTTTTGTACCACCGATGTTGTATTGATGATGGCTAACTAAATAACAAAAACACACAACTATAATATGAACAATATCATTCAAACCCTCACCCCTGCCCTATCCGCTCGTATGCTTACCACCGAGCAACGTGAGGCTTTTGAACAAGGCTTGACCTTGCTCGAAGGAACAACAAAGGCACAAGCATTCGTGAGGGATAGCAGAAAGTTTAAGGATTATCACCGCCGTGTCCGTCAGTTGCTCACTTATTTGCAAACGATTGACACCACTGACGCACAGTTGAAAAAGAAGCGTCGCGTGGGACGCCCGACCAAGGAGGAACAAGCCGAATATGCGGAATTGAAAAAGCGACAAGCCTTGCAGGAAGCAAAGGATTCGCTCTTTCCCGAGATAAAGCCCGACCTCACCCTGCAACCGCTCACCTACAATGGCATTGTGGCCAACCCTAATGGTGAGAGCATTGCCTCTACTATGCCACACCTCATGCAGCTGCGCCCGTTCCTGTCTGCACCATTGCAAGAGCAAATCATCACCTTGCGTGACCTCCGCAACGAAATGGCATCGAAAGCAGAACAAGCCAAAACGATGGCTGAAGCTAACGAAAAGGCCAATAAGACAATTTATACGGAGGAAGAAATTGCCGAACTCGCTACACGCGCCGTAAAAATAGAGAGCGACATCCTGCCATCTATCTACATGGCAGTTGACCGCGAAATGGGCGAGGTGTATTTGCGCCTTAGCCAAAGAACGGGCGACCCCGAATACATTAAATACGTAGAAAAGAATTTCAACATTGCGCCACAAGACCTCCGCACGCAGTTCAAGCCGTTTTACGAAAAGGCACAACAGCGTGATCCACTCTTTGCACAAACCATTGCCGACAAAATAGCCGCCGACCGACCAGAGGTGAAAGCAACTCGCGACGCAGCAGCCAAGCACAAGGCAGAGGCAGATGCGCTCATCAAATACATTTGCCGTAAGGACAAGCCCAGCACCAAGGCTCGCATAAAAGGGCTGCGTGAGCGAATTGACTTACTGCGCAATGAGTATTCCGACATCGTGACCGAGGACGAACTGGCGGGCTACGAAGGCATTCTAACCCGTACGATTGAGGAAGAAAGCAAATGATGTAAGCTAATAATGCGATTAAAATCCGTTGGTTCTAAAAGGATTTTTAATCGCATTATTAGCTTTTGTAATGTGATTTATTGAAATGATAATCACAAAATCCATAATTTTGCAAGTACAAAAACATTTTTCTTTATAAAAGAGCAATACTATGGAATTACGACATTTGAAATCATTCGTTTATGTGGCCGAAACGCTCTCATTCAGTATTGCTGCCACAAGGTGCTTTGTCACGCAGTCGGCCATTAGTCAGCATATCAAAGCCTTGGAGGACGAGCTGGGCTGCAAATTGCTCATTCGCACTGCGCGAGGCATTATGCTTACCGAAAGTGGCGAAGCATTGTTGCCGCGTGCCAAAGAGATCCTTAAACAAACCGAGGACAGCAAGGAGCATATCAATGCCCTTAACAACTGCATGACGGGCGAATTGCGCCTTGGCGTAGGTTCGTTTATCGCCCCGTATGTACGCATGGCAGCAGTCATTTTCATGGAGCGCTACCCCGGCGTAAGGCTCAATGCCGATTTTGCCAAAGCCTGTAAATTGAACAGCATTTTACGGGCGCACCAAATCGACCTTGCCTTCACCATGAACACTGCTTATAAAAACGAGGGCATTCAGTCAAAACCTTGCATACCATTCAATATCTATGTAATCATGCACAATGCGCATCCCTTGGCAAGAAAGGATAAAGTGAACTATGAAGATTTGTTGCTGCACAATGTGATTATGCCCGATGTGGGAGAACGTGTTTTTGAAACGGTGCAAAAGTACATTGACCGCGACTTGACGAAGCTAAAGGTGAAGTGCATCATCAACGACCCCGATGAAGATCTTGCAGTGGTGGAACAAACCAACTACATTTCGTTCATGCCTAAGCTCTACTTAAAGCACCACCCTGCGTTGGTGGCTCGCCCCATTGCGGGACTTGAGAACCAACTCATGAGCAATGCCCACTGGATGCAAGATGTTCCGCTAAAACGATCGGCACAAATTTTCCTTGACATCATAAGGAATGAAGTGGTGCCTTATCTGTCGAAGTTGGAACAGACTTACTAATTTGAGCCTGCCCGTCCTCGCTCCTGCTAAGTGAGCGAGGATTTTTTTATGCTTGTATTAGCATAGCTGATAGATAATACGCTGTGGAGTACACTTAATAAGGTAAATGTTTTTTTCGATTTTATACGATATATCTTTGCGGCAAGTTCAATGTTGAACGAAACGCAAACACAAAAACATTATGCACATTAAAACGAATGATGGCAACTACGACGTTGCCAGCAAGGGCTTGGGCAACACTGCCCTCGGACTTGGCATTGCAGGATTGGCTACCAGCCTGTTGGGTGGTGGCGCGCTCTTGAGCGGTATCGGTGGTGGTAAGACAATGACTGCCAACCCCAACGACCCCAATTCGAGATTTGTAACCAAGAGTGAGACGGACCTTATTCAAGAGAACTCGACGCTCAAAACCGAACTTGCCATTCAGAAGAGCGAAAACTACACCGACAAGAAATTGGTGGAAGTAACTGCTTACATTGACGGAAAGGTGAACCGCCTTGAGGACAAGGTGAATGCCAACAAGGATGCTCAGCAGGCTATCAATGCGCAGCAGATGGCGTACAATGCCGCCGCTAACGCCAACATCGATGTACTGAAGTCGCAAGTGGCAAGCCTTTCGAGCGTAACTAAACTTTTTGTGCCGTCAACCAACGTATGCCAAACGGGTTGCGGTTGTGGCTGTAACGCTTAAACCTATGCAGTGAGTATGGAATATAAGAACTCACAGATATTGGCAGCAGTCGTGTCGGAATGGGCACGACCTGCCATTTCACAGATAGCCGCAGGCAACTTAATGCGGTTGCCCATGCTCCAATCATTGCAAGCAACGATTGGCTCGCTTGGCTTGGTGAGCGGGGACTATGCCTTGCAAAAGGATATTGAACCGCTCATACAGCCAGTAGTCAACTCGCTCGTAACACCCATGCTGACTAAATACTTTGGGCAAATGCCTGAAGAAAGCATTCCGCAGTTGGCACACGACATCGTAGACAAGGTGCGCTACAACGGTCCGCTCAGCATTCTCGAGGGCTTGATTACATTTGATGAAGAAGACCTTGACGAATTGGCAGACTTGTTGCAAAAGAACTTGCCCGTTGAGAAAGTAGATGGCTATCAGGTGAAACGGTAAGAGAGTATGAACATGGAAAAGCGGCGGCAAGCATCGTCGCTATACTAAAAAAGAAACCCGAACTATGAACAAACGAACTATCCCAGCCATTATAACGGCAACACTCGCGGTAGGTGCTACTACCGCCGCACCTTATTACGACATTAACATCACACAGCAACTTTGTACACCGGCTTGTGTGGACGAAACGCCCGTGTTTGAACCCAAATTCTCGGTTAAGAGCATAGCCAATGTGGGTACATCGCAGTACATTGTGGTGATACACGTTGAAGGCGTGATTAGTTACATTCCGTGTAATTGCGGTGCGTGCTGCACACGCTCACAAGTCATTTCGCAAGATTTTACCATACCAGTGTTCAGTGCCACTGCCATCAACGCGGTAACTGTTAATGCCGGAGCCGCACACAACGGCATAGCACGTATTGCTTGTTGCGACTGCTCTCGCACATTCGTGTCAGACGTGCCCGTCACATTAAGCATCGCAACCACATAACCCTATGATTATATTGACAGCCATAGCCGCCATGATAGCGGCCACACTCATACAACATTTGGGATTGGCCGAAGCCATTGCCAAAGTGGTTACTAAAGTTGCTTCATGCAACCAATGTTGCACCTTTTGGTTTGTTTTGGCTGTCTTGGTATATTGCCACCATGACATTGTTGTGTCGGTTATGCTGTCAATACTTATGGCTTATGCCTCTAATTGGTTCGTGTTATTATTGATGTGTTTACAACGCTTATTTACTTACTGGTATGAAAAAAGAGAAAAAGAAAGAGGAGGGTAAGCAGACTGAAACACCGCAAGCCCCTCAACGGCCAAATACCATCGCTACTTTAGTGCCTATTGTTCCACATTTTAGGGGAATATGCCCCCATTGCTAAATAAAATAACACAATGAATTATACTCAACTCTTAGATCAAGCAAAAACGAATGGTGTCATCACAGATAAAAAAATGTCAGCCGCCATGCAACAAATGTCGTGTGACTTGAAGCAGATTAAGGAGGCTGATGAACATCTGTACTGGAACATTTTGCGCCGTCAGCATGAAGTGTTTTACGAACGCCATTATTCTGAGAAAATGGCGAACCATGATGTGAACAATCTTGTGTACAGTGAATGCGATGAACAAGGTGAACCCGCTGGGCAAGGGCCGCATTGGTCTATCGTGAAAGTAGGCGAACTTACGCGAGATCTGAAGTTTCACCCCAAAGTCAACCATTGGGACAAATATGTTGCGTTTAATGCCATGTATTCTGATTTGTCGGGAACGATGAATGATGAAGATATTATCAAAGCAGCCTATGCTTTTTACTTCTGTGATGCTGATTGGCAACAAACGGAAAATGATTGCACTAAAATCTGGGATTATATGTCAATGCACGCCGCCATGTAGCGTTTAGCATGTAAAATCCTTAACAACTAAACAACATTAACTGAAGCCAACTTGCGCCTCTACATGGAGCCGCAGGTTGGCTTCCTTCGTATGTGGCTTGTCCTTACATCGGGAAGTGGATTACCTAACTTTGTCGTAAACGAACACACTTGTAGAACTAAAACTAACGACACTTATTAGTATGGCAAAACTTGACCCTATTGCAAAGTTTATCCTCTCATACGAAGGTGGATTTGTGAACGACCCTAAAGACCGCGGCGGAGCTACGAATATGGGCGTTACCATTGCCACTTGGCGGGCGCAAGGCTACGACAAAAACGGAGATGGCGTGATTGATGTGAAGGACTTGAAACTGCTATCAGTGCAGGACGTCATGAAAATCATGCGCAACAACTATTGGAACCGTTGGAAGGCTGATAGCATTCAAGATCAGAACTTAGCCAACTTCCTTCTTGATTGGGTTTGGAGCAGTGGAAAAAACGGCATTGTTATTCCGCAACAAATGCTTTGTGTTACAGCTGACGGCATTGTTGGCCCAAAAACCATCAAATCACTTAATTCCGTTCCGCCAAAAACATTCTTTGAGAAATTGCGCAAACGCCGTTTGCAGTTTATCGACAATATTATCAAGCGCAAGCCATCGCAAAAGCGTTTTGAAGCCGGGTGGTACAGACGCATTAACGCCATTAACTATGGCTTTCTGATTGCGAATAACAGACTTAAAATAACCTGGTAATTATGACTGATGCTTACGACCTATTAAAAGACACTTGTACCCGTGCTTGCCACGACCGCCATGCTTGCGTCAACGGCTACAAACAGATGCTGGCTTCAACGAACGTAAGTCAGATGATGGCCACATGGAGGGATAATTGGGAAGATGTGGTAGAAAGCAAATATGCCGACATTATCCGCACGGAGTTGCCCAAGCAATACCCACTACTAAAGGACGAAATGAACAAGGCAGGTATCTACCTGAACGAATGCCCCGAAGATGCCAAATCGTTTGTCCTCGTGCTTGTGACTGATTGCGATAAGGAAATTTCCATACATGGAAAAGCGAGCGCATACATTCTTGGCGAGGCTACGGTGTCAGTCTATGAGCATGCACAAGTGTACAGTTCACGATGCGACGAAGCGCGTATCTTCCTTCACGACTATGCTTATGGCAACATAAAGAAAGGACATGTGGTAGCCTCCGACAGGTCGCATTTTGAATGCTCAAGCGTGGCCGTGATTGATGGTTGTGTGCAATGTATAATGAAAGGTGGCGAAGCGCATGTCATTGCCTGCAAACGAGTAGACGCTTACAACGGCACCCTCGTTTATAGTTCCACTCCCGACCGCATATATTTAGATGAAAGTTCCCAATTAAAGCCTTATAGAAATGAATAGTAAACTTGTAATTCTTGCGAATGAGCAACCTCTTACGTTAGGGGACGATTTCTCAATTAGCGTAGAATTGAGCAACCCATTGTTCAATGACAATGATGTTTTTTCTTATCCGGTGAGTGTCCCATTGGAGGGAAACCGACACATCTTAAAGAATATCGACGACATCAATTCCGACATCCGCCCAGTAAGTTATGAGCATACCCCCATGCGAATTGTGGCAGATGGTGTGCCTTTTGCCAATGGAACAGCCGTTATGCAAGAGGACGAAGAAGTGGTGGGTGCAGTGGCTATGAATATTGATGCGAGCACACAATCTTTCGACGATTTGATTGGCGACTTAAAATGTAATGAAATAGAGATACCATCACGGTACGACGACCAGCTGATTATTGGAGAGAAGATAGACAATGTGGATATAAATATAACATATTCAACGTCTGTAACTATAAAATATAAAGGCAAAAAAGGTGACAAGGATTATGCTTCTACCGGTTCAAGATCTACAAAATCTTCGCTTTCACCTCAAGCGTTAGGTTTCTCTTATCCTGCACAATGCGAAGAAACAGGGACCATGCACGAAGCGGTGAAGTCTGCCACACGAGACTACCCAAACTACAAATTGGTTATTCCGAAGGTGGTAAAATCTTACATCAACGTGTCTGATCCATATCCCGTCAAGCCTTACTGCAATGCGAGAGTGTGCTACAAGCACTACGCACTTGAGTCAGATGGCACAACTTCTGACGAGGTTGTTAAAGTTCCATTGCAGTCAGACCCAAAAATCCAATTTGAGGATCACGGCAAGATATGGGCACTTGAAGCAGACCGCCCACAATCGGGCATTTGCTTTTATGTGCTGTTCTTTCTTGATTGTTTGTTTGAACATCTTGGTGTGTCTTTTGACAAATCGGCATTGATGCAAGTCGGCGACTTCCAGCGTCTTTGCTTTTTTACAACAAAATGCTCTTACAAAACCAAGCCTTTATACTATAAGTCGCTCTATACAAAGGACGATCCACTTGTAGAAGCCGGACTAAAAACAGAGAACGATATAAAGGAAGGTTTCTTTCATAAAAAGGTTGACGGAAATGGAGTTGATACACTTTTCGATGACGTGAACAAATGGTTGGAAAGCAGAGGATGTGGCGGCACGCTCTCATTAGATGGTGTCACAAATAAATCCTTGCAGGAGTTCACCTACACACCAGTCATATATGAGGTGTACAAAGAGCCAGAACCTGGGTTCCCTCTATCGATGTCAACTAAAACACGTGTGGTGAAAAAGTTGTCGGACAGTCCAACAACGGTAAAAGTGGGCGAAAACGAAGTGCAAAGTATTACAGCTAAGTCTATAATCACAGAAGTTGATATGAACGCAAGCATCGTACGTATGATAGCCGACGAGAAGAACTTTCCAGATGAAACCGTTTCGTCTGTCATAGAGTCATTGGAAGCTCAATTCGGCATCAAATTCCACTACGATTATGAACAGAAAAAAGTGACTGCTTATCTTATTCGTGATATCTTTCGCAAACAGCAGAAGAAACCGAGACAACTCTATGTGCAGATGCACTCCATAACACAGATGAGTGAGAAAATTACGGGTGTACGTGTAGGCTATTCTGCCGAAAGTGATACCACAGAACAAAGTCGTAACATCAGAAATGGTGTAAAGGAATATAACACGGATTATGACTACATCGACTATGAGAAGAACAAAACAATAACGAATGAAGTTTATAGCGACATTATCCATAAAATCACCAACACCAACGACAATGTTTATATAGACAAGACCACGGGCAATAAATACCGCATAAAGGTTGACTCAGATTTTACAGATGGCAATGACATGAAGCCGGCACTTTTTGAGGTGGGTGCTTACAAAGGCGTTGAACTTGGTGATTGCTCTAAAAAGAATGATGATTATGTGCAGGAGTTTTTGTCTGACTTCACGCCAGTGGGTATGATTGATATCAATTACTACAATGCGACGTCGGCAAGCAAGGGAGGTGATTGCATGACTGACAGCCCGCAGCAACCTACTGAGCCCGGCACTTACCAAGGTAATGTTGTGGAGGATCTAAATTGGAGCTCGGCACAAAACATTATGGCCGCCTACATTGATGAAGATATGGAGCATGAGTTTATAACGCAATATGCGAGGAAACCAATATCGTCAGATGTGGCAGACTTTTACGTAAAAGAAACTTTGCAACTTGCTGAAAGCTATGACCCATCGGGCACCGACGATGGCAATTCGCCGCTGCAATCATACGATTGGGGCGTATCGATAGCCATTATGCGCGGTGGCGGCGCTGACTCCGACGTTGAAAGTTATTCACCCGATTATGATGGTTTCGGAAACAGCAAATGGCGCACAACCATTGGTAAATATGCCCTATCTACCGACTCGATTGACTGCTATGGGAATGTGTATGACTACAACGGCAAATGGGAAGGTATAGGTAACGAAGAACGATTTTCGTTAAAGCCTCGTGCATGGGTTCAACCTGATTGGGCAGATGCCCCACTGGTGGTAAGCGATCCGTTGATTAAGGATAGAGGTTACTTTGACACATTTCTGTCTGAATATGCCTATTTCCTTCTTAACCGAAAGAAGTATATGGTGCGTTGTTCTGCTACCGTGGCACAGATAGCTGACATTCAAAATCACTGGAAGGAGTGGTGGTTGATTGACGGCAAGAAGTGTCTTATCAACAGAATAAACGTTGACGTTTCCGCCCAAGACGGTTTGGGCGAAGTAGAACTTGAAGTATTTAGTATCTAACAACAAGCAACTATGGCAAGGACAATAAAACTTACATCAGGATCGGTGCTGAATGGCAATCCTATCACCTTAGAAGTGCAACCCAATGTTGTCACAGAAACAGACAGCAACAAGCATATTATTTATCCATCATTCCATCGTGTCATACTTGAGGTGGAATGTGGCATGAGTGGAGGAGATTTTGAAACGATAAAAATGTCGGCACCCGTCTTTGAAGAGAGTCAAACGACTTCTATTCAGTTTGACATTTCTTCTGCGCTCCGCACTTTTCGCGATGCCTATGAATACACACCGACCCCTACCACATATCCATTGGTGAAGTTTCGGGTAAAAGCTTACGATGAGTATATGCTCGACGGCCAACTTCATCCCAACATAAGCACGGTGGTTTATCCGGCAGACGTAGATGGCAAGGCACAATATCTTTGCACGCTTTTCGGTGCCTTCTCTGATTACGAACGATTGTCAGGTGGTGGCGGTGGCACAAAAGGGCTGCTTTCACTCAGCCGCAAACCCACGTCTGCACCGCAACTTGTGGGCATTAACTCGGCATTTGCTTATACGCCTTCATACACTACAGAGCAGCATTTGTTGAGCAGTGCTGCTTTGGTTGCCCCTACCTCAAAAGAGGTTACGCTTACAAAAGAAGGACTGCAAAATGTAGAAGGACAGAGCGTGTATGTGCTTTCAGAGGATTACAAACGCCAATATTTCCGCTTTATCAACTCATTAGGTGTATTGGAGAGTGTGAGTCTGCCAGAGGCTTATAGCAAAAAGTTCGCTGTCACATCAACGCCCTATTCTGTGTCACGACAGGAAACATTCAACAGATTTTCCCGGTCTGTAATAAAAAAGACAAACAACAAGGAGTCATGGCTGTTTATGACCGACGCATTGACTGAGGATTGGCTGTCATGGTATTTGCATGAGTTCTTGATGGCGGAGCATATATGGATTAACATCTACGCCCGTTGGGTTCCATGTAACATCACGGTTGAAGATGAAATTACCTTTATCGATCGCACAAAACAAGATGGTTATACCTTGTCATTCGTCGTTGCGTTCGACGTAAATGGCTGCATTCCTGCCTGACACGTTGTCCATGTGGTAAACTGTGAACACCCTATCTTTGTTATTAGAAAAAGAAAACAAGTATGACACAAGCAACACCAAAGGACTATTGGATTTCGCCGGAAGCATTATATATAGAACTGAATGCCATGGGCAATCCCGACTACATACAGGCTTCGTGTGTCAGTGGTGCTCAAATTCTGGTTTATGTAACGGGCATTATCTCTTATGATGCCGGCCACAATTATCAACGTTGGCCAATACAGATTTCGCCAACGGTATTCAGCACGCATTCTGAGAAGTATCTGTATGTTGCCATTCCGCGTACCACCCAAGATGGTTCTTATGCCCAGATAGTATTCCCATCGGAGTTAGTTGACATTTATGGCATTAACGCTGAAGGCACTCAAGTTGGTTCTGAGAAGTATTATTACATATTTCTGCAAGGCATCATATCGTCATCTGGCGACAATGGCGCAAACAACCGCGTTTGGAGTCAATCCCTATCAACGGGCGTGTTAGCCTCCGATGAAGCTATATCGTCGATAACGAAAGAGAGCGAATGGTATGACTATTCAACGGTTTCCGGTCTTGTTACCTTTCTCAAGGATTTGACAATGAAGGCCGGCACCATTTTCCTTAATTTGTTTGCAAGGACTATTGATGTGGTGTCGGGCGGTGCTATCAATTTGGCTGCGAATAGCTCTATCAATTTCGACACGAACGGACATATTAACCTTGGCACTGACAGTTCCATTACTTTCAAGGGCCAGGGGGCTGTCACCGGACTGGCCGACAATGATACAGACAAGAGGGCAGAGGACAAGATTGTTACGCCAGCCTATGTTGACAACAAAGCTTTGTCCCGTGTGCATGCTGATACAGCAAGCGGACATATAGGCTTTTTAGACGGCCTTTCGTCCGACGAGTTGAGCGTGATGAAGAAAGGCGTGCAGTTCGGCGAAAATTTTGCCGAGGGGCTGACTGGGTTCGGTGGCAAGATTGATGGTGATGGTGCTGCGCAACTTGACTCGCTCACCCTTCGCTCCTTCCTCGAAGTTCCCGAATTGCGTTTCAATCGTGTTTCCATTCAAGTGGGCAATCGTTGGCGTGCACCAGGCGGTGGCATTATCGACCATGTAGTGATAGACTGTGATGAAAACGGCAATGAGCTGTATAGTGGTACGGCATACCTTCATCTTGAAGAAGGTGAAATTGGCAAGGTGTACGAGGATGATATTTGCCAAGGTATATGGCACGATGGTATCAATCCTTCTGAGAACGAGGCCGACGATTATGACGATAGTAAGGGTAATTTCAAGTTTTCTGGTTTTTACACTGCTTATTTCCGCATAGACAAAGTGCTGAGCGTAAATGGCGGCACGAACAATGCCTTCCACTACTCCTTGCGCAATGATGGCAAATGGAAACTGTTTAAGCACCCTGCCAGCATGATGCACTTTGTATGCTATGGCAATTTCTCGAATGTCGACCGCCAGCAGTCACGCTATTCTACGTTAACCTATGAGCGCTATCTAACCGAAGTCACCACATGGGAGTTCAGCGAAAGAAACATAGCGGCTCAGTTTGGCGACTTGTCAAACCTCACTGTCTTTGGCTTGAAAATGGATGGGTATTCCGCTTACTTGAAAAACATCTACATGAGCGGTACCATCAAGCAGTTTGAAGCCATTGGGCGCAAAATGGTGATTGACCAAAGTTTGAACGGCTATATGGCACCCGACGAAACCGAAACGGTTACGGTGCAAATCGTAGATGGCTATCTTCAGGACCACACCAACGAATATAACTTTAAGGTGGAACGTGATACGGGTGATGCTGCTTCGGATGCCGTGTGGAACGCCAAACCAGAACATTTGAATTGTGGCTCGGTGTTTAATATTTCGTTTGACGATTTGCATATCAATGCTGAGCATGGCGGTATCAGTACCATGTTCTATGTTACCGCCACAAATGGCAAGGATAATGCAGTGACGGCTTCTATTGAATACTAACAAAACTAATAAATAAAGTATGGCTACGCAAAAAAGAACCTTTCAGTCTGAGCGCAAACACACGCGCCTTAATTTCTCGCCACTCATTATTAGTTGCGAATTGGTGTGTGTGTCGGCCGATTCTCCCACAGCGCAAACGTCCAATAGTTTGTTGGGGCAGTATGAGCCGGACCGCAGTGTTACGCCCACCATCATTCGCCCGCAAACCCGTGTGAATGATCCCGATGGCATTTATACATCGGGCATTAACAACATGAACCTTGCCAGCGATGCGCATCAGTGGTTTGTCAATTCTAAGCCCATTGCCTCGGTGTGGAAGGTTAATACGGATTATCGCATTATCAAAGACACTTCAGCTGATAATGGCAGTTTGGTGGTTATGCGCAACATTGCGCCGGGCGAGGTGGCCGAGCTGTCCTATAAAGGAACCTTCAACGATTTTCGCACGGGTACAAACTATGTGGTGAGTGCGAATGGTCTGGTACTGACAACTACCGACAAAGGCACAAACAAGTTTGACTGCTCGATCGATTGCGAACAACTCATTTACGACCCCTTGCAGGACGAACTTCTGTTGTACGAATACCTTGTAGCAGAGGGCATTGAAAAGGGCGGGCAGCGCGACAAGTTTGTCAATGGCAAGAGTTATGAGCGCACCATTACGGCCACCGTCACGTTAGGCACAAGCACCCTGTCTGCCTTGCCCGAAGGCACCACCATGCGTTTGGTTGAACGTGGAAAAAACACCGCTATCGTACCTAATTCGTTGGAACACCCCGAAGTGAAAAAGGTGGCTTTCCCGAATGTAGGCTTCGACCTTCGCTTTGTGTTTAACAAGGAGTATGAGGTGCAGTTCGTCAATGCCGAGGGCGAGGTGCAGGCACGTTCGGGTTTGAGCATTGTGCGCAACATGAGCATGCTCACTCAGTACGAGGTGGCTCGATGCACCGATATTGTGCAAGGCCAGCAGCGGTATTCCAATTATGGTTTGTTTTCGTTGGGCGATCGCATGGTGCAATATCCTGAGTTGTATTACAACATTCAGTGGTGGACGCAAGCCCGTGTGTACGACGCCGCCAAAGGTACTTACGTGTATGCCGACCGCATTGACCGCCAGGCGGGGCAGAGCATGGAGTGCAGCGTGTCATCGTTGGGCATTGGCGTGAAAAAGGATTTGTCGTGGTTTGATGTGGCAATGGATATTGAGGAGCGCGACGCGGCAAGTTTGCTTACTACGGGTGATGCCGATGTGGTGCTGACTGACGAAAAAGGAAATGTATTATTTATTTAATGTGACGGAACGATGAGATACGCAATCGTTGACACTGACAAGGCTTCGGCAAAAGTTTTTGTGCCTGCCTACCACAAGTTAAACAATGTAGGTACAAAAATGGTGGTGAACGAAAACGAGTTGTTAAAGGTGAACCCCGACCCCGAAGTGGCAGCCAAAGAGCTTGGTGGCTCACTGACCGACCTGCCCAACATAAAGCTCGCCATGAACCGATGGGACGAATAATCAACACTACCCTACCAATTAAATACAATCACATAACAACATAAGGAATATGAGTGAAAAGATAAAAGGAGCATTCACCGTGCGCTACATTCGCACGGGCGATCAAATATATGTAACCAAGAACACCGTGAAGTTCGACAAGAATGGGGCGGAGAGTGGGGCTGCATTGTTCCAAGCCATCGACCCTACGAGTGGAACTTTGTCTGTCGATTGGAGTACAGATATTTATAATCAGCCTGCCTTGAAGGTGGGTGTGCAGAGTGCGATGGGCAACCCTGTTACCATTACGGGCATTAAGTGGTCGTTTCGCGGCACCGAGATTGTGTTCAGTTCGAGCGCTGCCACCAGTGGCAACTATGTGGGCTGGCACCTTTCAACCGATGGCAAGTTTGCCAAAAAGGAGGTGGACGGCGCGTGCTACTTGCGCCTCATTGCCAACGTAGCGAGTACATCTATTGTGTCGAACCAAATTATTGGTTATGAAATCAGCTATTTATCGAACAATGTACGCGACACGGTGTCGGGTACGGAGGACGTACTCATTCAGCAAGCCGGAGCCGACAGTTACAGCGTGACCATTACCACGGCTTGCAGCACGCTCAATGCGTCTACGCCCAACACTACGCTGTCTGCCACCGTTTTGTACGGCACGAGTGCCATACCCGAGGCAGAGTTTGCGGCTAACTGGAAGTTGGAGTGGTACAAGGACTTTGTACTGATTGCCGGTCAGTCGGGCAAAACGTTGGCTGTATCGCGCGATGATGTGGCGGGCAGTTCGGTGTTCAGCGTAAAGCTTCTGCACAAGGAGGGCGACACTTGGGCGGTAAAGGCGGTTGATGCGCAACGTGTGACCGACGATGCTGACGAGTGGATTATCAGTGCCGACCCCGATGGGGCGAATCCCGACGCCATATCAAAGGCGAGCAATGCCAAGTATGTGCTTTCGGTCAAGCAGAATGGCAATGTGTACACGGGTAATGCCGATTGGACTTGGGACGTGTACAATGCGCTGAACGTAAAAACTTACTCTGGCACGGGCAAGAACGTGACCCTTACGGCGGCTATGGCGCAGTGTGTGCCCGATGCGGGCAATGCTGACAAGAACTATTACTCTGACGTGGCGGTAGAGGTGTCGGTATCGATTTAAGCAATTAAAAGGAAAAATACAAACATTCATTATAGACAGATTTTTATGGCAACATTTAGCAAAATTACTGAGCAGGGCATTGCTTCGAGCCTGAATGGTTCGGACTATGTAATGGTGGTGGCTGGCGGCACGCTCAAGCGCATCACTTTAGACAACCTGCGTGTGATGATGGAGGAGAACCAGCAACAGTTTCTCGACGAGAATGCGTTTTACATTGAGGAGAACACGGCTTCGCCCCGTGGTTCAGCGTATGTTGTGACGGGTGGCAATGAGTTGGTAAAGCAAATTTGGCTGTCGAAGATTACGGGCATTCTCATATCGCCAGACGGCCATTATTGCCGTCTCAACCCCAATGACTCGCGTTATACCATTGATGGTGATCAAGTGGTGAAAGACGGTGCCGTGGTCGATGCCTACAAAAATGCCGACTGGATGGGTATGATTGATGGTGGTTATTGGAACTACTTGCAGGAGGTGACCATTGGCGGTGTGAAGCACATTCGCCACCATATTTCCCTTGTGCCGCTGCCGGGTGGTTGGTACACTCCCAATGTGCCTGTGGGCATGTTCAAGTGCTCGGTGGTGAGCGGCAAATTGCGCAGCATTCCGTTTGTGGTGCCGGGCACAGGTGTGACTATCAGCACTTTCTTTTCATACGCCCAGGCACGTGGCAAGAATTTTGGCTTGGCAGGTGAGCCATTCCGCAATTTGCTGTTGCAGTACATCATGGCCAAGTATGGCTATCGCGATGTACAGAACCTTGCAGCCACCGACGGCACCAAGGTGTTTGGCCCTGGGCTTGATGGCACAGAAAAAACGGCGGGTACTGCCACAACTGATGATTTTTCGCGGCAAAAGGACATCAAGACGGGTGCTTGCCTTGCCCTTGGTTGCAACGATGGCAAAGTGGCCGTGCTCGACAAGGACGGGGGCACTTGCCACAGTGTGAATGTGGGTGTGTGGGAGAACCCCTACGGCCAGTATTGGGAGATGGACGGACACCTATGCTCGGTAGGCACCGATGTATATCAGTGGGACGCCAATTTCCTGCCGCAGGTGGGCACACCCACAGCCGACCACTTTGCCAATGTGGCGCACACCAAGCTCCAACGCCCCACGGTGCCCACCAACCAAGGCTTCGCCTTCGACATTTCGCTCATCACCACATCTGGCGCGCAACGCGCCAGCTATGTGCCACGGCAGCTGCATAGCGGCATTTCGTATGGCGACTATTACTCGTATGCCGCCAATGGGCAGCTGTGGCTGGTTGGCGGCTCCTCGAACTACGGTGCGAATTGCGGGCTCGCTTGTGCGTACTCGAACAACGCTTGGACGGGCTCGAGCGCGAACTGCTCGGCTCGGCTTGACTTTCATGGCGCAATAGCAGAGGTGACTTCAAGCCAATTAAAAAGCATATTATAATCACATTAAGCAATCAACACTAATTATTAAACCATAATGCTTGTGTGGCGGCAATGTAAAAATAGAATAAGTCCGCCACAACGCTCAATTTTCCATCATTTCCCCATTAACACACATCAAAGCCTCCGTGCAACCCGCTGCGGAGGTAGGCATAAGAAGGGTAAGCTGTGGCTGGTTGGCGGCAACTCGAACAACGGTGCGAATTGCGGGCTCGCTTGTGCGAACTCGAACAACGCTTGGACGAACTCGAACGCGAACTACTCGGCTCGAATTACTTCAAAGAAAAAATACCCATCAGGGCACGTGTACTGCGTCATAGGGACGTGTCCGACCCTTCCGAGCCTCGGCGGCTGGTGCATAAGTATAGTCAGTGACAAGCCGGAACAATACGAGTACTTGCGCAGGCAACGCCCCGCGTCCTGCCCGTTGTGTTAGTAAATCGGCAAATAAAAGGGAAGATATGCACGGGCTACCCCCCACGCAAAATCAACACCCTCATGCCGAAGTTGAAAGCTCAGCACCGAATGAAGCAAGCCCTCATCAACAACACCAAGCGGGAACACACACAACCCACACACACTGCAAACAAACTGTAAGGAGATTTACTCCTCTCCCCCACTAATATGCCCAAAAGACAAGGATACGTTTACGACCGCACATGGCAATGGGACGTACTAAAAGAGGCCGACCGCATAGCCACCAAGCGCAAGCACAACTATGGAGTGAAAAAGCACGAACGGCAATGGATAAAAGACCTTGTGGACGTGCAGCAACGCATCATAGCGCGTCAGATGACCACGGGCGAATATCATCACATGCTGATAAAAAACGGTAAGAAGGTGCGCCACATAAGCAAGCTGCACTTCCACCCCAGCCACGAGTGGCACCAAAGCCTTGTGCAAGTAAGTCACGAACGCATCGAACGATCGCTCATTCGCCACACTTATGCGTCGCGAAAGGGTTATGGGCAAGTGGCGGGAGCCTTGCAAGTGAAGCAGTGGCTGCGCAAGTGCCCCCAAGAGTGTCTGTGGTACGCGCAGGGCGACATAAGGCACTACTACGCCAACATTAGCCACGAGTTGCTGCAAGGGGCGCTCACCAGGCTGTTCAAGGACCGAGAGTTTGTCAGTGCCTACATGGAGCCCTTCAAAAAGTTTGCACCCCACGGCCGCAGCATACCACTTGGCACACGCCCAAGCCAGTATGCGGGCAACGTGGCCCTGTCGACCTTCGACCGATTTATGAAGGAGGAGGTAAAGGGCCACTACTACCTGCGCTACCTTGACGACTTCGTGGTGTTCGGCCACACCAAGGGCCAAGTGCGCGCCATGATGAAACGTGCCGTGGCAGCCTTGAAACGCATGGGCTTTGACACGCACGAACCGGTAGTAAGGCCAGTGCGTGCAGGACTCGACTTCCTGGGCTATGTGTTTTACGACGGCGGCAACATGTTCTGGCGCAAGCGCAACAAGGCCAACTGGCTAAAGCGCCGCGCAAGGCTGCACAACCCGCGGCGCATCAACGAGCTTGACAGCGCGGCATGGGGCATGATAAAATGGGGCAACAAGCATTGCAAAAAGTTATACACTATGACTACCGGCGTCAACCTGGCCGACCTTGGGCTAAAACTGCCCGACAAGACCGACAAACAGGGCAAGCGCATAATAGACGCTCCCACAGTAAGCACCGCCATGGTGCTCAACAAGGAGGTGGAGGTGGTAGACTGGGTGCGCCACTTCGTCACAAGCTACGGCCCCGACCGCTACGCCTTGGCCATTGAGCTGTATGGCAGCCGCCACAAACTCATAACCAACAGCATAGGCATGAAGCAGATGATTGACATGCTCGATGCTGCGGGTGTCACCTCCTTCAAGGCTACCGTGGTTGACAAGGGCGGCTCACACTACGAGTTTACTGGCGTCAGCGTGCTCACCATTCACCACCGCCCCATAGTCAAGGCTGCCGACGGCACACTGCGCTATGCCGACACGCAAGAGCCTGTAAAGCAATAATGACAAGAAAACCTATAACCCATTAACACACACAACCCACTATGAAACAGACCTACGGAAATCTAAGACGCACTTTTTTTACCACTCTGCCAGCCGTCTACGACCGCACCACACGCATGGCATACATCGACATCCAGCCCGACACGCAGCTGCCCGTGGCAAACACCGAAGGTGAGAGCGAAGAACCTGTCAAGGGCTTCAGCGGATTTGCCGTGCAGACCGACGGTGTGATAGACTACGGACACCTCAAGAGCCTGCTCATCGAAGCCGCCTATCCGCAAAAGGACGAACACGCAATAGCCATCAATACCATAGCCGCACTGTTGCACAAGGTGGAGGGCAAAGAACTCACCGAAGCCGAAAAGGCCGACCTTGCCACCTTTGACAAGCTGGAGGAGTACCGCGCGCTATGTGCCGAATGCGCCCGCAATGTGGTGAACATGTTCAAGGTGTAAACCACTGCTTATGATGAATGATGATGGCGTGAGGTGACGGTAATGTCAAAGGCATGCGTCACTTCACGCCATTTTACTATTAAACCACACAACAAAAAGTTTTTCAATATATAATATATATCTATGGCTAACAGACGAACATTCAAGGGCGCATTCACCTGCCGGTGGGCACCCGTAGACGGAGTGGACGGAACAGGCATAAAAACGGCCGATGTGGTGTATGTGCTTACCGACAGCAGCACCACACCGCCCGCCGACAGCGCCGGCTGGGTGACAAGCCTTAGCCTGCTAAAGCTTGTAGCGGACACCTACGTGTGGAGCTGCACCAAGGTCACACTCACCGACGGACGCACCCTTTACAGTGGCAAGCAATGCCTTGGCCCAAGCGCCGACTTTGCCTCTGTGGTAGAAATGTATGCCCTTGGCGGCAGCGGCTCGGTGGCACCAAGCACGGGCTGGGGCACCACTTACACCCCCACCAAAAACCGATGGTTGTGGACACGCAACCGCATAATATGGACGGGCGGCACCATAAGTTACACCACAGCCATGTGTGTGGGCTACTTCAGCAAGGACGGCGAAAAGGGCGAAAAGGGCGACCCAGGTCAGTCTGCCATAAGCATAGCCGTGTCGGCACAGTCCATCACGGCGCACAAGGCAGGCACATCGCAGTCGTTCACCATAAGGGTTACCGCATCGCGCGGCAGCACCGTGCTGGCCGACGGCACCGACTACACCTGCTCTGCCCTGGCCGACAAGTCAACTGTGGCCGAGGGATTGCTATGGCAAGGCACAACGGGCGGCACCAATGGCCACACCTACAAGCTCGCCCTCAAGGCCAACGCCGTGGCCAATGTGAGCATACCCTTCACCGTGACCGACAACGCCACGGGCATAGTCTACAACTATGGCATAACCTTTGTCACCACCGCCGACGGTGACCCCGGCTATACGGGCCTTAGCATACGGCGCAGCGAGTGGGAGCAGGACAAGCAATACCGCAACGACTCGGCCGATGGCTCCACCGCGCCCGACGGCAACCGCTACCTTGACGAAGTGTCGGTGACGGATCTTGCCTCTGGCACCTCAAAATGGTATTTGGCAAAGGAGGCACACAACGGTATAACCTCGGCTGCAGCCAACAAACCAAGCGGCAACGGCAACAACTATTGGGAGCCCATCAACGACCTCCGTCCCCTGCGCACCTCGTATGCCGACATCATGAATGCCTTCATTCAGTACTTGCAGGTGAACCAAATCGTCATTACCGACAGCAACAACAAGCCCTACGGCGCATTTGGCGGCGGAACCAACAATCAGTACCCGCTGTGGTTTGGCGGCCCTACGGTGAATGATGCAGTGGCCAAATTCGACCGCAAGGGCAACGCTTGGATAGGCTCAAACTTCAGTATTGTAAATGATGATGTAAACGTGACGGGCAACCTTCGCGTTAATTCGCTCCGCATAAAAGAGGGCAGTATTAAGGCGGGTAGTGATGGCAAGAAATATCTCAACCTCGACGAAAAGACTGGCAACTACTTCGTGCTCCCATCCAACTCCAACACTTATCTGCCCGATGCTGCAAATTACGAGGGCATGCAGATTACCGTGTTCTTTGGCTATGGCACGGGAACGCAAACTTGCGGACTCAGTTGCAACTCTGGCATGTATGCCCCATACTACCGCATGACATCATTTGACGGCACAGCGGTCACGGGCAGTATGCAGTTCAACTGCATCGTGACAGACGAGGGGCTGTCATCGCTCACCCTTGTATCGTCCAAGGCTTATGGCACAGAAAAACTTGTTTGGGCCGTGATTGCACATACGGGGGTACTGCGTTTCCCCACACAAGGAGCAAATGCCGAAATATCATACAAGAACCCTATCAGTATGGCATTTCTCCCCGACGGACGTCTGGTTAAAAACTCATGATGTCATATCGCATCACACAAACACTACTAAAAAAGCCGACTATCCTCGCGGACGGTCGGCCTTAGAAAACATTTTAATACTTCGAGATTATGACAATCCCTAAGTGCTTGCAAAGGTATAAAAAAACGCGAGATTGCCAAAAACCACCACCGCCACCCGTCGACCCGCACCCCGCGATGTCCGGTGTTCCGCACACGATTTTTGTACCTTTATGCCACGAGCAATGTCGTAACACATTCGTAAGACTCTCGTAAGACCCTCGTAAGACTTGCTCTGAGTTAGTTCACGCCCATTTTCATGGGCAATGTTTCACGGAAAAATTTATTGCAATCATGGCAAAGATTATTCCCAGCCACTTGGTAAGTTCCATTAGTGGCAAACTGTGCAGAAAGGACACTACTTACATTAGTGTAAACAAACGCACAGGCAAAATGTATTCGGTTGGCTACCACGGATGTATGCAGCCGAACAGTGAGAAACAACAGACGGTAAAGGCCGATTTCAAGAAGAAGGCGCAGTTTGCCTCTGCATGGTGGAAGCAGAACCGCCCGTCCTCCACATCGGCCAATGGCAGCGATGCTTACCTTGCGGTGATGAAGGCGTACAAGGCGCAGCACAAGATTGGCAACCCTTACAGCTTCATGCGCTCGCTCGTGACCGACGACATGAAGGTGATGCTTGCCGACACCGACCTCACGGGCGGCATTGTGGCAGGCGGCAGCTCTTCGGGCAGCACGCCCACACAGAAGCCCGGCGGCAACCTCGACGCTTGATGCGCTATGCCCCTTGTCTCCCGCCCAACGCTGAAACTACGCCCCCACACAAAATGCAAGCACCAAAGCGCACGCAACAAACGCTACCACTAAGCGCAAGCACCAAACGCTACCAACAAACGCTACCTCTAATGGGGGCGACGCGTCCCGCGTCGGGTATTTGGACACAAAGGCTCACAGATAGCAATGCTATTAGCACTATCTGTGAGCCTTTTGTCTTAATTTTTCCCGACGCGGGACGCGTCGCCCCCATTAGTGCTTGCGTTTAGAGGTAGCGCTTGTTCCTTGCGTTTCGTGGTAGCGTTTGATGCTTGCGCCCCGTGTCTACATTTGTTCTTTTGTTTGATTGTTCTTTTGTGCAAATGTTCTTTTGTTTGATTGTCCTTTTGTTTGTTCAAACATTTACACATTCCTATTCCTCGGGCAGCAGCACTACGCCCACCCTCACTTGCTTGCCACAATGCGGGCAGAATGCAGGCTGCACTTGAATAACGGGGGCTGCATTGCTTTGCATATTATCCGTCTGTGGTTGGCCCGCCGTCTTTGTTTCTTCAATCAGATCCCCCGCTTCGTTTGACAAATCATTATTCGTTATCTCTCCATCCGTCTCATCGTCCACAGGGAAAAACATATCGCGCGGGTCAATATCCAACGCATTTGCTATTCGGTAGATAGTATTTGTTGTAAGCGACTTGCCCGGACGCATGAATTGAGCCAACGACTGTTTTGATATGCCACACATTTCAGCAAACTCACTTGCCTTCAATCCCATCTTGCTTATCAATTTGCGCAAATCTATTTCACTCTTTGCTTTTTTTTCTGCTAATATCACCATAATTGTTTATATCTTTATTGTTTTTATTATCAATTTGAGCGCAAAGGTAATAAATATATTCTTACAACGCAAATAACTTTATATATTTATATTCATTTATTATTCTGTTATTTGTCCGTATTATTATTGATGATTTATTTATATTCTCCTATAACTCGTTGATTATTAAGCGTTTGGCTCACATACCCCTTGTATTGTCTTGTCCCTCAAAAGTATGTATTACATTTGATAATCAAAGAGTTTGCGTTCCTACCTTCAAACCGAGAAAGCCCTCGTTCACGCGAGATTGCCCGCCGCGCTGAGTGCCATACCCCCTCCCCGCATGGTGTGCGTGCGGGGGTATATGCCCACGCACCCCACCAAGAGCAAACCGACCAAAGGCGGTCGTGTGGCGCGGATGCTTCACTCCTCAAGGCGCAACACGGCACAACAGAACACCACGGCACGACATGAGAGGACGCACGAGGGCCCCTATATAATAAGGTGAGGAAGAAAAAATAAAATATACTACAAAAAAGTTATATAAAAATTTGAGTGTATAACGTTTTTGTAGTATCTTTGCAGCGTGTTAGTAAAACAAATGTTTAACCAATTAAAAACAAAATGAAATGGAATGAACTAAAAAAACAGGCTGTAAAACATGGGTTTCAGTTCGTGAAGCACGGCAGAGAACATGATGAATACTACAACCCAAAAACAGGCGTTACCGTGCAATTAGAAAGGCATGGGAGTCAAGAAGTACGCAAGGGCTTGGCCTTCAGACTTCAAAAACAAATCGGATTCTAACAACAAAGGCGAGGGGAGGCACCCCCTCCCCTCGCCTTTATTAAGATAAAAGAAGATGACAGATAAATATTTTATTGTGACGATCGAGAAAGACAGCGACGGCACATTTATAGCGTACAACACGGATGCAAGCCCCTACACACTGATAGGACGCGGCGGCACCGTGAAAGATGCAAAAGCGGATTTTATGAACTCAATGCAGGAAGTAAAGGCAAGCGAGGAGGAACGAGAGGGCGCAGCTGCTCCCATTCTGTCTGCTTCCCCTGTGTTTAAATTTGATTTATCATCACTTTTTGATTATTATTCAATGCTGAACGTGAGCGCCTTTGCGCGTTATCTGGGAATTAACGAGACTTTAATGCGCCAGTACAAAAAAGGAAATACATATATTTCCGATCTTCAATTACAGAAGATAGAAGACGGTTTGCACCGTTTAGGGGCTGACTTCCTCGGGCTTCGGCTCGTGTAGGGTCGCGCCCTTTCATTTCATTTCATTTTATCCCGACAAGGTTTGCACCCTGTCGGGATTTTTTTTGCTCTGTTACTTCGTGGTGCCACCCTCGGCACGTTCCAGACGCTCCACAATCGCACGGAGCTGCTGCACGGTGTTTGTTATTCTCCGCTCTTGGATAAATCAATGTGCAAAGGTTTCCCGCAATGAGGACACACAAGGCGCACGCCTTGCCCCTCCTGCTGCGTGTTGGCTGCAACCTCTTCAGGGCTGGCAAAAAGTTGCCACATCGGAATATTAAGCACGGCCGCCCACTTCTCCAACGTGGGGTAAGATGGCGTTTTGATCTGCTGATACAAACCGACTGGAGAGATACCGAGCAGGGCGGCAAACTCCTTTTGCGTAATATTGCGCTCTTTAAGTATTTGCTTAATCCTATTCATAATATAGAATATTAGTATTTTGTATTGCAAATGTATATAAAAAATCAAAAGTATATAGTATATACTTAGTTAATAAGTACTAACGCATAGTATTTTCTATTGTTTTTGTTTGGTTGTACTAAGCATTTACTATATCTTTGCAAACGAAAACAAATAACAAATAAATACTAAGATAATGAAGTACTTTAACAACATCACAACCCCCGAAGAGTTAAAAAAACAGTTTCGCACCCTCGCCACTAAGTTACACCCGGACAGAGGCGGCAACGCTGAAGAGTTCAAAAATATGATGGCCGAATATATGGCAATATCTAAGGACTTCGACCGCGCCAAGGAGCGCGCCCAGGCAGAAGCCGAGGCACGCCGACAGGCTGAGGAATACGCAAAAGCAGAGGCAAAGCGCAAGGCAGAGGAAGAAGAGGCAGCACGCAAGGCAGCCGAGGCAATGCGCCCCGTTATTGCCAAGTGGTCCGCCATTCTGGAGCGTGTAACACCCAAGGCGCGTTATTATAGCCGCCCCGATGCCGCCTACCTTTCGGCACTGAAGCGTAATATAAAGGCCGTGTTTGCGAAGCATTTCCCCGGCGTGGCTGTGTCGGTGCTTATCAATAACAAGACATGGAGCGAGAAAGCCGAAATAAGATGGACCGACGGCCCGACAGAGAAAGAAGTTGAAGCCGTTGAGGAATTGCGTTATTTTATCGCATCCGAACACGTTTGCGACCCTTACAGCGACTACGGCGACGACGTAGAAATAACATATAACAAGGCATGGCGCGAGGCGTTCGGCGAGATCAACGCCCAGCGGTTCACCTTTACGCGCGACTTCTCGGAGCTGGGCAAGGCTGAAGTATTAGGCAAGATTCGCGAGATACTGCCCCAGTTTGCAGCCGTTGACGCACAGAGCGGCACCGCCGACATGACCGCCGACGACTGCGTGACGCTTGGCCGCTTCTTCGGCTTCTTCTACGACTACAAGGGCCGCAAGTATTCCGAATTGAGCGAGGAAGAAAGGGCCGCCGCTTCTGCGTATGAATGTAAGCACATGGCGCAGCAAAGAGCGTGCGGACATTTGGAAAGCAAAAACTACTACGGAGGCGCCACGCCGTTGCGCTGTCTGGTTGACTTCTTCCGCCAGTATTACCACATCAGCGACGCCACGACCAAGGCAGCCCAGGAGGCAGCCAACGCCCCCAAGTTCACCCCGAAACATAACGCGACATATAAAGCCGTGGTTAAGGCGTTAGGCGGCAACTTCTTTGCAGCCTCCAACGACGGCCAGGGATGGGGCGAGCGCAAGCCGATAACACCGGCAGAAGCCGCCGAACTCCTTGCAAAGGGTGTGCGCGTTGACCTGGTGAAGCCTTGGGAAAGCTACGACCATACCCCCCGTATGTCAACCGTTGATGCCGGAGGACGCAAGACACAGGAGAAGCGCGCGGCAAAATTCGCCGCCGTTGGATTTACTGTCCAGATAACGGGCATCTATAAGGGCGTGCAGTTCGTGGCAGTGTCTGCCGAGGTATTGGCAGAGCTGCGCAAGGATGCCGAGAGCGTGGAGAAGCAGCGCAAGGCATGGGAATCCGAACAGCAGGAAGGAAAGACCGCACACAAGGCAGAGAGCGCACACACAAGCGATGCAAAGGCAGAAGCCGACACCAACGAGGCACCCGCCGAGGGGCTGAGCCTTCAGGAAATAGCCGGGGGCGTGGCAGTAGTAGGCGATCAGCGCACAACATACCGCAACCGCAAGGCGATAAAGGCACACGGCGCACGATGGAACAAGGAGGCGCAGCAATGGCAAGCCACAACGCCCGAAGCCGTGCAAAGGCTTCGCGAATGGTTCGGCGTGAATGAACCCGAACAGACCAACGAACAGCCACAAGCCAAAAAGGAGCCACAGCCCGAAAACAAACAAGCAGAGCCACAGAGCGAGCCCAAGGCAGACGCAAAGGCAGAAGGGGCGGCAGATGCCCAGGAAGTGGAACGCGTGGCAAAGTTCGCCGCCCTCTTTGCCGAACTGGTGCAGATGCTCGAAGAGATAGGCAAGGCAGCACAGACAGCCAAGGAGCAAGCAGCCGAGGCACAGGCGCGAGCCGAACGAAAGGCACACAAGCAAGCCGAGGCGGAACAGCTCCGCGCAGATATTGCCCAGATGTCGGAACAGGTAGCGGCAATGTCGGAACAGCTGCGCACCATGGCCGCACGCCTTGCAACCATCGAGGCAGAATCCAACGGCGACACATCCGACGGACAGCCGACCGCCGACACAGCCGACAACGAGACACAGCCCGAAGCCGAAGCCCAGGAACGCCCCAAAAGGGGCGAGGGCAAGCCCGACGCGCTCGGCATGCTGAGAGCAGCCGCCGAGGACGTGGAACGCCTGACAGCAGCCAACGACCACACCGCCGCACTACTTGCCCGGCTGTATGTGCTCGCCGCTGTTGGTCTGCGTGTGCGCCCTCTTATCCAGAGAGCAAAGGCAATAGAAGCCGCACAGCAGCGCGGACACCTCACACCCGACGAAATGGCCGACCGCCAGCGGATAAGCCAAGAGACGGAACGCCGCGCGGCTCTATTGCTCACGCCTGAAGAGTTCCGCACCCTGTACGGGTACGACCCAAAGACCGACAGAAAGGCAGCATAAAGGAGGCAGGGCGGCACGATAAGCCGCCGCCCTACTCCATCAGATAAAAGAAACCCTATATTATAGAACACATAAAATATCACGGAAAAAAATGCAAAATCAAGAAAACCGCCTTTTAACCTCCGAACTCTTAGAGGCATTGGCAAGTTATCCCCTATATTCTCAGGAACAAAAGAAAGTTTGCGATCTGTTCGCCGTTGCACTGTTCCGCATCGGTTTAATACGTTGGTATGTTCTGGAAGGCAACGCCGAGGGCGACCGCTTCACTTTTTACACCCTCGTTTGCGGTATGGACGAAATGCCCGAACTTGGCTACACCGACGCCGACGAACTGGCAGGCGTGGCCGTGGATGGTGCCCGCTATGGTTTCCCCGGTGCGGTGTACCGTGTGGAGCGTGCAGAGGATTTCACCCCCTGCCGACTGGCAGACATAGCCGACGAGGATGTAAAGAGGTTTTGCAGCCGCTTTGCGGATGAGTAGCCCTCGTTATAGATTGTCGGAAAAATCAGAGTTTTTGCATAAATCATAAAATCATCAGAATATTATGAAGAAAATAATAAAATACATCATTGCCGCCGTTGCGGTTGTTTCGGTGTTCGTAGTGCTCTTTGCGTTGCTTGGTGTTGGCGTTTTTCTACTGCCCTTAATTGGTGGGGCATTCACAAAGTAGAGGATATTAAAGTACATCATACATAAGTATTTATTTGTTTTCAGCCGATGGCGGTCCGTGAGGATAGCCACGGCACACCGCCCGGCACGGTTGCCAAATGGCAAGGGGTTCGACTCCCCCGCGGGCGACGATTAAATATGTAACAAATATGGAAGTAACAAAATTAACAACGACAGCCCCCAATGTCACCGTCGCCGACGTGCTCCGCACCATCGGCAAGTGCCTTACCGTCATTGCCCTCTACGCTTTGCAGCGCATGGCCGAGGGGCTTTGCTGGGCGCAACGCTTTATGCTCCGTGCCTGCCAGTGGCTTAACTCGCGCCACAACTTCGCCGACAAGGAGGAACCAGTGCTAATGACCGGATGGCAGTATATAGGATTTGCCATGCTGGCGTTTGTGGTAAGCATGGTGCTGTCGATTAGATGGTAAGTATGTTTTAAGCTTTTTCCTTTAACTAAAATTTTTACGTTTATGAAACAACTCACAAAACAAAGCAGCGAAGCCGAAATTAAGGCTTACTTCTGCGAAGTGTTGAACCTCGCAAAGAGCAACGAGGAGTTTCCGGTAAATCTGGATGATGTTTGGCCGTTGGTGTATTCAAGGAAAGACAAGGCGGTTAGAGCATTGAAGGAAGGGGAATCTTTTTTTGAAGGTATTGATTATCAGCCGCTCCCCCAAAATGGGGAACGGTTGAAAGACAAACCGTTGCGCAAAGATGCGCAGCGGTCCGACTATGGGCAGTTCAACGGAGCGGATAAAGTAATTTATATGCTCTCCGTTCCTTGCCTCGAGTTCTTTATAGCTCGCAAGGTTCGTCCCGTGTTTGAGGTGTACCGCAAAGTTTTTCATAAGGTAGCCGAAGGGAATGCCATACCGCCGCATCTGTTCGACATTACGGAGCCCATCGGGTTAGAAGAAACACTATTACCCTTGTCAGACTATATGCACCAAGTAAACGATCGTTGGGAGCGTTTGAAAATGGATGTCGTAGGACAGCGAGGCCGTAACAACGTTATACTAATGTACAACGAATGGGTAATGACCTACAGGAGCATGATTGCACAACTCTCACAACTTGTGCAGTACGAGACAATTAACAAAATAGAAGGTGCCTACTTTATTTAATTTATCAATAAAACAACAAAAATGACGACAACAGTAACAATCGAAATGGACAAAGGGACAGTGCAGACCGCAACAACCGCAATGCTTGAATATTTTGCGGTGCACACGCCCTCACCCGAGGAAGCCACAACCGATTTAAGCCTGGGCTTACAAATGCTTTGCGAATGTTTGCGCTCAACTTTTTAAGCGTTTGGACGAAAAAATAAAGTACAATTTAGGGCTTTATGCCTTGTTCGCTTGCCTGCGTCAGACGTACTAAGCCCCACCCACTCCGGCACGACCGGCACGGCGAAGCGACATCGCAGTGGGAACAAAATAAACGGCAAAGAAAAATATAACAAATATCACATATTTCTCTATGTTTTATTTGGTATATTCTGAAATAGTTCGTATCTTTGCAGTGTAATTAAGAAACAAACAACAAACTTAAAACGAAATATCATGCTTACAGAAAATCTTGAAGCAAAAGAGGCTATCTACGAGGTCGTAGAGCCTCGCTATTTTGAGAAAAGTGTTTCGCTCTCCGAGGAGGACGAGCAGGGTTCTATATACGATTTCTTGAAGGGCCTTGGCACAGAAGAGTACGCAGAGTGGCTGAAAAGTCACGAGAGCGACTACTATTTTAAGGTAGTCCGTGTAGACGGCTCTTTTTACGCTGTCGCATACGAGGACTACACCACCCCAGCGTGGGCAGTCGAAATAGAACCAGTCAAATAACAAAAAGCCCCACCGTCATGGGGTGGGGCTTACCACGAGATTTAACTCTCGACTCTTTATCTACAATAGTAGAAATTGTGCTCATTAGAGCGTTTCAATCCACAACCCTTGATAGGGTTGACAGCGCAAAGGTAAGCATAAATTCTACAAGTTGTATCAATCAAATCAATTTTATCACTAAAAATCAGAAATTATGACTACCAAATTTTCTTTATCAAAGGTCTTTGACACACTCGTAAAACGCGAAGATGGCATATTGCTTTGCAAGCACAGCGAAATCTATCGTGGTGCATTCGGCTCTCAACTCTGCGATTGGGACATATATATCAAAGATGACTACGGCCAGCTTTGTCACCCCAACGAACAATTAAATTATTCTGAAGCCTGGTTAGAGGACATGTACGAGAAAGTCGAGCCAGGCGACGAAGACGACGATACTCTCTATATGAACACCGATTTTGGCGAAGATAAAATACCCGTTCGCAAACTTTACGAAATCCCGTCAGACATATTGCAGACATTCGTCGATGTCGAACATGGCATCAATCGTGATGAAATCTGCATCACAGACGATGAGGTTTTGCAGGGCAAAGTATACCAAGCACCATGCTGCATACAACAGTCATACCCAAATCGTCCCTACGAAGATGCCTTCCTTTTCGTAGGTGAGGACGGAGAAGAAATCTACATCAATCGTACTTCACCCTTCTTCGATGATGACAGTCGCGACATTTTTGAAGAAATAACTAAACAGGAATTTGAAACCTTCTGTTAGTAATGAATTAAACGCTGCGCTATCGGCATGACGGGCAACTATTATGGCATACTTAAATAAGGCACAGTACGATTACAGGAGAGAGTCGGCAGCAGCACGCAATATCAGTAACGAAGAAATTGCAGTGCAGAATGGCATGACAGAGAAACAGGCCGAACTTATCAGCGAACTTGCAGCACAACGTCACGAGATGCACTGCAACATAGATAGACTCGTGTGCGACGGCTCTTATGACAAGATAGGCGAAACACTCGCGTTAACAAACGAAGAGATAAAGATGTCGGGGCTGCCACCCGTATGCGGATTGGACGATTTGTCTCACTGTCTATCAGAGACAATGGCTTACATCGATATAGACGACCTTGATTTGCTGTTCGAGACTGTACAGTTCCCCGATGATGATGACGAGAGAGAGCAAAAAATCGCGGAAGAATCCGAGAGAATATATGACGAGTGGGAAAACCTGAATGGCAATATAGAGAAATATCTCGCCATGATTGATAAAAAGTACGGCACACACTGGTGTCCTACTGGTGCTCTGAGAATTTAATAAATAATTATGGCAATGAATAATAAAGACAGATTTACCCTGACACCTGGTAAAGTCAGGGGCGAATGGAAGGCTACGGATAACGCCCACGGAATTGAGATCTCATTTCGTGAGCATCAATTCAACGAGACGCAACACGTTTCACTCCTCGGTGGCGACGCATTCAGCAGCATGGACCAGGCTATGCAAATGCCCCGCTATTTGCGTGAGCTGACAGACTGGATAATGGCCGAGCATTATAACACGGCCATGCCATCACTCGAATTCCAGCGTGAGCGCATGGGGCAAAGCATTCGCGACCTCCGCACGCAGCGCGGGCTTACACAAGTGCAGCTTGCCCAGCTGGCAGGCATTACGCAATCTAACTTGGCACGCATAGAGGCAGGCAGATATTCGGTGGGACTGGACAACCTTAACAAGATCGCAAACGCCATGGGTGTGGCAGTGGAATTGAAATAAACTTATTATAGAAAACCAAAAAAACGACTGAATTTATGGAAAAGAAGAATATAAAAGACTTAATCGTTTCGCGCATCATTACCGACATGAACGAAAACGGAATGCAAATCAGTGAAGATACGATGGCTACTATTGAACTGGATATGGTTGTCGGCGCTTCGCAAAGAAGTTTAGATGCTGTGCGTGATTGGTTTAACGGCAAAAACGTTGCCAAATTACCAGAAAAAGAACAAGGGAAATATGTTGGTGCCGTGGTAAACCTCCTGTACCTAATTGCCACAAATGATGTCGAAGGCTTGGTTAGACTTTGGGTTCTATCAGACATGTAGATATACGTTATAACCTCACTAAAAAATGACCAATCTACCCCACTCCGGCATGACCGGCACGGCAAAGCAACATTGCGGTGGGGAACAAATAAACGAAACAAAAACATTTTAATACTTACAATTATGACAACTTTTAAGAGCAACATTCAGTGTGTAAATGTTAGAATTAGTTAGAGAAGATTTGAAAAATGAGATTAGTCTATAAGTTTTACATACAGCATACAGAGCAGTTAGACAATCTGTTTAGGATTTCCAACAACCTGTACAATCAGGCTTTGTATCATTTCCGTCAGCGTCTTGACACCGACGGAATATGGTTGTGGTACAACGACATGGACAAACTCATGAAGCAGACCATCAACCTCGATGGGCAGTGCAACTATAAGCTTTTGAAGGCGCAGTGCTCACAGCAGATACTCCGTGTGCTTGATAAGAGCATTAAGGCGTACTGCAAGAGCATTAAGGATTGGAAGGTGCATAAGGATAAGTATAAGGCAATGCCTCAGATGCCACACTACCGTAAGCGTGGCGGTATGTTTAATTTGTACTATACCAACCAGTCATGCACTATCAAGGATGGCGTGATACGTCTTGCTAAAACCCTGCTCGTACAGATTCCACAATGGAAAAAGTACGGCGACAGCATCAAGTCTTTCTGTCAGGTGCGTCTCATACCTGGCAGTCGAAACATCAAAGTGGAAATTATCTACAACAAAGAAACCAAGAAGGCTTATGTTGATAAGACAAAGTACGCTGCCATTGACCTTGGACTTGATAACCTTGCCACGATGGTAACAGCTGAAGGTTGTGCTATCTGGAGCGGCAAGTATATCAAATCTTACAACAATCACTTTAACAAAACTCTTTCTCACTTGCAGTCCGTCAAGGATATGCAAGGCATTAAGCGAACGACAAGAAGAATCAATCGAATGTACGACAAGCGAGACCGCTATATTGAGGATGCCTTCCACAAGGTGAGCCGTCAGATTGTCGATACACTTATACAGAAAAAGATAGGCACGCTGGTTGTAGACTACAATACCGGCTGGAAACAGAATACCGACATGGGCAAGAGGAACAACCAAAAGTTTGTTCAGATGCCTTTTGCGAGACTGGCTGGTTATCTTCGTTACAAGTGCGAGATGGTCGGAATTGATTTCGTGGAGCATGAGGAGAGTTACACAAGCAAGTGTGATGCTCTGGCTCTTGAATCGATAGATCGCTCAATGATGTGTGGAACGAGAATGGCTACGACATAAACATTTAATTACGTACAATGGATAGCACTGGCTGCATAGTGCGACTATATTCATATAGCCAGTGCGATCCGTTCGCATCTCCTTACGTTATATGGCTCTAAAAAATCACTGCTTTTTGTCGTCCTCCATTTTCATTTTGCTTTCAGTGTTTGGGTGCGGCGAGCTGGATCTGCCCGAAGGCATAGATGACACCTACCAGTCATTGCCAGATAAGGGCACGGCAGAGGTTGACACACTGATAGCCACAAATGATACAGCTCGCTTTTACCTGTCTTGTACGGAGATTTGTAATGTCATGCTCTCAACCTCCCCCACCCCATCTAATTTGATAGAAAACGCTCATTATAGAATGCCTACGAAATTAGAAGTTTTTGCCGTTTTGCGGACTGCCACCCTACCTGAAGGATATTGGCAAAGCGGGCAGCGCATTCTGTGCTACGATACTCCAGCAGACGGAAAGACACAAATAGGCTCAACACTTTTCGGCACGGGAAACTACTACACCTACGTGCCAAATGGCACAATCGTGAAGGCTGGAATGAAAACGAACTACTGCATTCTGCCTATCCGTACCGAACCATTAAACACTCAGACAGACAAAATAACGATTGAAATAAACGACCAATGGAATGATTAAATGTTTGTTTATTAAAATGTTTGTTTATGTGTTCAAACAAACAAACATTTGTGTATTTATTTGTTTGATCATTTCAACAATGATTTGAACACACATTCATTCGTTTCATTATTCATTTATTGAAACACATATTAGTTCGTTTGTTCATTCCAATGTTCGATTGTTTGTTTCATTGATTGTTTGTAGAAATAAATAAACGTTTTACTTTGTGGTGTGATATATAAATCTTAAATTTGCAGCAACAAACAAATATTCGGTTACTTGAATGTTCGTTTGTGCATTTGTTCATTTGTTTGTTTGAACATTTGAACAAATGAACAATTAAACTTTTAATACTTAGATTATGGCAACAGAAAGACTTAGAGAAGTGCTTGCCTTCGTCAACCACAAAGGCGGGGTAGGCAAGACCACAACAGTGCAGAGCCTTGCAACCGGATTACGTCGATTTGGCAAGGGGCATTTTGGCAAAGACGCCCAAGGCAAGCAGCGTGCCCCCCGTGTTCTGATAATAGACCTCGACCCACAGGCATGCGCCTCGTTCCTTTTTGGTTGGAGCGAAACACAACAAATGGGTAAACCAACCATATATGATGCCATGGTGCAGCAAGGACAATTACCCGTGTATCAAGTGCGAGAGGGGATATACCTCGCTCCGGCTTCTGGACGATTGATAGGTATTGAACCATTCCTTAATCAGATAGCAGTACCACGCAAGGCCCTTTGCAAATTGCTTGCAAAGCCGCTGATGGAGATGCAAGGCACCGAGTTGGCTGACGAGGGTACGATGAATGTGACCGAGGCTTTCGATTATGTACTGATAGATTGCCCTCCTGCCATGTCATTGCTCACACACAATGCCTTGACAGCAGCCACCAGTGTGGTACTGCCGGTGCAGTTGGAGATGTTGGCAACAAAAGGTATTGCCGAAATCATTAACGCAGTGAAGGAAACACGCGAGGATCTAAACCCAAACCTGGATATTCGCGGCTTGCTGATGGTAATGAGTAATGATCAGACCAATGCCACCAAGCAATTCAAGCAATATCTTGGCGAGAAGTTCAACGACTACATGTTTGACTCTTACACCCGCCGAGATACCAAGATGGTAGAGGCGCAAGCTATGAACGAGGACATCTTTACCTATGCGCCATATAGCAGGGTAGGGCTGGACTATAAGCATTTTACAGAAGAAATTCTGGAAAGTATGCCCGAATAATCAATCGTTATAATGACTAAAAATAATCACTGACATGGCACGTAAACAAGAACGTAAGTTCACATCTTTCAATCTTGATAACTCTCCCGTTGTGGCAGAGAATGAACGTATATTGAATAATCCAACCATCGTAAGTGAGCCACAAGTGGCCCAACCGACCACAGACTCGCAGCCAACAACAACGCCTGTTCAGCCACAGCAGGAGCAAACAATACAAAACCAAGCACCTTCATTTGTGAGTGCCGCACCTATCAGCAAGGCACGTCCAAAAAAGTCTGAGAACGGCATTACCATTGCAGTCCCCATGGAATACTACGAGCGCATTACCATTATGAAAATGCGTACTGGCATACCCATTCGTGACCTGGCATTGCAAGCAGTGATAGAGTTCTTGGAAAACCATAAGAACGATTAAATTCTATACGACGATGAAAAAGACAATAGTTACTTTAATGCTGTCTTTGTTCTGCATGATTGTGCAAGGACAGACACACATGAAATTCATGGGCATTCCCTTGAATGGCAGTGTAGAATTGTTTACGCAGAAGTTGAAAGCAAAAGGTCTTACTTGCGATGTAGCGAAAACAAAGGCATCTCCTTCTGGCGTGAAAATATACAAAGGTTTGTTTATGGGAGAAGACTCCGAGTTCATGATCTTCTTTAATCCCAAGGACAAAAACGTGTTTGCGGTGGAAGTCTCTATGGATTATTCTTCGCTTGAGTTGGCTGAAACGCCATTTGCTAACATCTTGGAGCAATTAAAAGAGAAATATTCCAAGGCTATTGTTGATGTACTGAAGGATAGTGATGGCGATCCCGAAGGTTTTCAATTCTATGTGCCTGACGCTGAAGAAAAGAAAATGTTGGGCCTTATTATGCAGAAGTTAATAAGACCCGATGGTATTCTTCAAAGAAAATATCTCATCAGTCTGTTCTATTGCGATGTTGAGAATTTCAAGAAAAGCGAGAACAAGAACTATGACGACCTGTAATTTGTCGTTATAGTGCTTGTGAAAAATCACACAAGCAGTGAAGGTAAACTGCTACTAAAGTAGTTTACCTTATGAATTTTTCTAATAGAAGAATAAGTAAGGTAAACTGCTACTAAAGTAGTTTACATAAAAGTGCAAGAGGTAAACAGGTACTAAGGTAGTTTACCTAAATGCAATAAGACAGGTAAACAGGTACTAAGGTAGTTTACCTATTTACTAAGGTAGTTTACCCTTCTTATTTAATATAAAGAATATAGGAAAGAAAAATGTTTCTCTTTATATTTATATTATAGGGTGCTTGTATAATCACTGAAAATCAACAGTTTAGAACGTTGCGCGGTAAACTATTTTAGTACCTATTTACCCAAATAAGTACTAAGCAGGTAAACTACTTTAGTACCAGTTTACCTTCTGACTTAAACAAAAATGGTCATGGATAGTAAAGATATGATACAATCGAATTGGATAAACACGCCATTCTCATATACACGGATTAGCAAAAATCTCACACTTTTGCAACAAGCTGTGTTAGTAAAGGTGTCAGAACATTTGCAGCCTTATATAAAAGAGTACTTCGGCTCCGATTTATGTAAATCAAAAAAGGTACCCAGAGGCTTATTTTCTGAGGCTGTAAAAAATTCGGGTATTTTGCAATTCCATATTTCTTATGCCGAGTTAGGTGTTTCCATTAACAATTACTATTCGGCAGCGAAAGCCGTGGAGGAAGTGTTGAAAATACAAGTTGATATACCAGGCAAAGATGAGAATGGTAAGGATGCGATAATCAAATACAATGTGTTTACGCAAGGTTCTATGTCGTCTGATAATAGCACGGGAGTAGTATTCGGACTTAATCCCAAAGTCCCTGAAGTGATTGACCGTGTGTTTGATATGTCGCAAGATTATGTGTCGCACCCCGATAATATAGCCTTAATAAGTGCAGTTGAGCGTATGCCCATGATTTACTATTTGTTGCGCAAAAGTAGTGGGCATAAATGGAACAAACGCACCGTCGACTTGACCGTCAACAAAATTAAGGAATACCTTGGATTGATTACTTGGGCAGACGGACGTGTCTTGAAAGAGGCTTACCCTAAGTACTCGCAGTTTCGCAAAAAGGTGATTGAAACAAGTATTGATGACATCAACCGATTAAAGCGAAAGGGCTTGCTTGATGTGTGCGTAAGTTTTGAACCTGTCTATAATGGCAAACGCAAGGTGGGCAATCCGGCTTTCATTCGTTTCAATATCTACGACACAATAGGCGAAATGCAGAAAGCCACCAATCCTGAAGCTTATCAAGCATCACTTTTTGCCAAGCAAGAAGAGGAAAAGAAGCAACAAGAACCCATTATTGAGGATTACCCAGGCAAGTATGCCGAGGAATGGAGCCAGTTCTTGCAACAATACAATGGATATTTCAAGCCATGGTTGGAGAGGTCGCACCATTATGGTGCCAATGCTTCCGGCTTCATCTCAATTAGGTTTGACGACAAGCAAACGCTTGACAGCTTTAATGCTGAATGCGAAAAGCCCGCTAACAAGAATGAGTATGACAGCATGATGCGCACGTTAGCAAGCATCATAGGCAAGGCAGCCGCGCGTGTATTGGTGCGTGGCGTTAAGTAGTATATCAACCTTAAAAAACGAAATTATAATGAGACAAAGTATAAGAAAATGCGCAATGGCAGTATTGGTAAGTTTGTGTGCGCTCGCCGGATTTACATCTTGCTGTGACGATAACGACCCTTTTTCTATAACATCATCGAACATTGACAAATATTTGTATGGCAAGATATGGTCCTTGTGGGGTAAGGACAAAACCGAATACACATTTTACAGAAACCACCTCGTAATGAGTTATAGTACCGGAGACAAAATAGTGGGTGGCATGCTTACGTATGATACAAGCCTTTATTTCGGCACATGGCATACGGAGGGCGACAAACTTATTACAAAGTTTACAGCTGGGCCTTACAAAGATGTTCTGGAAAAAATTTTTTACGGCACACTTACCGTAACTGAACTTTCACGCGATAAAAACGAAATTACTTTCACAGACCCGAGTGGTAAAACTTGTTCCCTGAATCACTATTGGAATAGTCTTGACAGACGCACATTTACAGACTACACAGATGCTTCCGACCACGACCGAGCCTTACAAGGTAAGTGGAAAACGACGGTCTTATGGAAAAAAGATGGTGCTAACGGTATCCCCGTTGATTTCATTATAACAATAAACCAGAAAGGGGAGGTAAGGTTCCAGGCAGAGAGTGAGAACATAGATTTCACAACGACTTGCACCACAAAGAATGGTCATGTGACGTTCACACACATCTACTTACCCAATAGTTTGCAATATTCTTACATTTATGTGCGCACAGAAAAAACGTTGAAATTTTTCTCTGAGGACAATGCTTTTAGATCTTGGCAATGGGAAAAGGTATAGCGGTTGCGTTACTGCCGACCTGAACACTTATGCTTGATTACACCGTACTGCTTGATGTGGGCAGTACGGTGTTTTTTCTTGTCCGTCCGGTAAAAAAATAAAGTTCTACATTTGCCATATCATTCAAAACAAACAAATATGCGTAAATGTACTTTTAATCTTATCGGAATGCTCTGTGCATTGTTACTGCTTGTGGCATGTGCTTCATCGCGCAGAACAATATCGAATGTGTCGTCCGAGACTATGGATAGTATGTCCTTGTCTACCTTTGACAGCTTGAAACATTCCGAAGTGCGGCAGGGTAGTATTTCTGGAAACAAGTCCGATAGCAGCTCAGTCAAACAAAGTTTTCATGAAAGTGGCTCTGACGAGGAGATGATTACCGAACACATTACCGAAACCATTGATGCGAGTGGAACTAAAACTACCACCATAGACAGAACATCAAAGCGCACTGGCAATTATAATCGCCAGACTGACACGGATATGCTTCGCAAATATCAAGAAGCACAGTTGGCGAAGTTCATAGATAGCCTGGATAGTGTGGCGAATAGCAGATCGAATGCTTATAAGGCACATTGGGTAAAAAATGATAGTTTGAACAAGGAAAATGAGAAGAACACTTCAGACATAAAACCTTCGTCAATATGGGACCGATGGCGGACTATATTGGTATTGGTTGTTATTCTCGGTGTGCTCTTTTTATACGTTTGCAGCAAAAAAAAATAGCATGGGAAAGAACAAACACGCAATGATGGAAATATCGGATCAGCCGCAAGTGATGCTGCAAGATTTTGTAATACCATCAAAAATCAAGGCCTTTTGCAATCAATACGAGCCACAAGACCATTGGACTGAAGATTGTGATACGTTTACCGATTATCAACTTCGCACCTATTTCAAGGCGGTGGTGTGTCCACTTGGCGACCCATTGTCCTTGTATTTGCAAGAGTTGGAAATGCGAGGTTTTAAGATGCAGAATGACGTATGCGGAGAACCTGTAATATATTGTAAAATCAAATCATAAGGATATGAACAAGAAACCACATTATTTTTATCGTGTTGCCGAAGATACGGAAGTAGGCAAGCAGCTTAAAGAATTTATGAAGCAATGCAACGAAGCCGCAGAAACCGCCCGCCAATGGGTTGAGCGTCAAGGCGCAGATTCTTATTACGAGTCACCGAATGGCATGGCCGGAGGTGTTGCCGCAGTGGAATTTGACAAGGCTGTGAACAAAGAAGGTTGGGAACGCATGGAAACGCCAGACGGACACGCCTATTTCGTTCCTCAAGAAGATAGTGCTATTGAGCGAGAAATGTATGCCTTGCCTGTTGTAAGTGAATTTGCGCTGATCCCGATATTGTCATTTAAGAAGAGAGTAAATGAGAAAGGGCAGCCGGTGCCATTCACCTTTGGCGATAGTACGCCTATCATTTTCCTGCATCATGGCTATTGGTATATGGATGTGCCTTACGAATGCGAGGGTGAAGGGTTAAGCCTTACTACCGAGAAAAAATTTTACCGCAGTCGTTTGGCAGCGGTAAATGAAAAGTAGCCTCTTGCTGAATTATACCAGCAAGCAACCCCTCACGTTGCTACTCCAGAAACAAGAGGTTGGAACAAAACGCCCATTTCGTTCCAACCTCTTGTTTGCTTTGTTTGATTTGCCTAAATCGTTTTAATCATTTGCTTGGTTCTTATTGTCCTTGGTATTTAAGGCTCTGCCACCATGCCATATCCTCTGCTTTTGTCCTGTCTGTCTTGCAGCAGTTGTGTGAGTTTTTCTATTTGCTCTTGTTGTTTTACTATAATATCTAATAGTTTCTGTTGCTGAGCAATATGTTCAGCGTTGTTTTCCGCTTGTTTCTTTTGCAACTCAATCAATAACGATAGTTCTGTGTTATTGCCGCTTGTGACATCGTTCTCGTTGCACTCGTTTTTTTGAACATCTTCTTTTTCGATTGGAATGGCATTCGGGATAATCGATGGTGTAAGCGTTACGTCTATTGGGCTGAGCGGTCTTCTTTCTCCCGGCTGCCTTGTTTCCCTATCTGTAAGATAACCACCTTCCGGCTCAAATAGAGCATTGGCAGAAGGCTTCACATTGCTTTCACATGGTTCACCCGTATTGCAGATGAAAGCTGAAATTGGCACATTGAAGGTGTTGCAAAACCTCAAGATACCTATAACTGGCATAGCACACTTTCCCAGTTCCCACACGCGCAAACTGTTGTTGGATTTAGTGCCGATTGCTTGTAGAATGGAAGTGACGGAGATCTTTTTGTTGGCTTCCATCCATTCTGAGAGGAAAGAGTAATTGTACTGATACTTCATAGTTCAAATTTTTTATAGTAGAAAAAACTAACCTAAAAGTAGAAAAGAAGAAATAAAAACAAAGCTAACCTTTGGTATTTCAATTCTTAATTCTTATCTTTGCAACGAAAATAAAAATATAAAATAAAATGACCAAAGAAAAACTTCGCAAAATATTGAAAGAAAGTGAAGCATGGAATATATCATCTATTCCGGTAGAGGAAAAGAAGTCAATTCAGACTTTTTTTCTGGATTATGGCTTCACCATGTCTACTTTTTATCTTCGTTTCTTTCAGAAAGGATTTTCGGAGTGGGAAATTCTTGGTGTTGAAAATTGTAAAGAGCAATTTTTAGCTTTACCAGATGTAGCCAAATGCCTGTTAGACTATGTTGAGACAGATGTACTTGGCGCTACCCTTGGCGACAAGGGGTATCTGTATACGTTAGCCAAGAGCGACAAGCCCAATGTGTTTTATTCATGCCTTAAAAAGGCTCAAGGTGGCCTTTGTGTAAGGTTTAGCGAGTTCATGGCGCAAAAGGGCATGAGTGGCGGCACCACCATCAAGCGTTTTACCGATGAAAATTGGAAACCTTGGGAAAACATAGGCATTCAAACATTATTAGAAGCATATATAGTATCTGTACATGATTGATATAACATTTGATTTTGAAACTTGTGCGCTTTCGCCCAATGCGGCTGTCATGAGCATGGCTGCCGTAGTCTGGGACAGAAATGGTGAAGATACGCCTTTTTACACTGATGAAGATCGTTTGAAATATCCCACTTATTCCGCGCATGTCGATTTGCGCAGCATGTTTATCGACGGGTTTGATTTCGACAAGCGCACTGCCGAGTGGTGGGGCTCTCAGAGTGATGAAGCGAAGGCGAATGTTTTAGCCGTTGACAATTACGACGAGCCATGCTTGCCCATAAAAGATGTAGTAGAAAACTTCTTTAGTTGGGTGAGCGCAGTTGAGAAGTCCATGCAAAGTTCTGATGTCAATCTCTGGTGTCAAGGTTCAGACTTCGACATTGCCATATTGCGAAACATCTGCAACAAGTATCATATTGATTTGCCTATTAAGCATAACCACTTCCGCGACCATCGTACATTTTACATGGAGGGTGCGAAAACCTTATGCGATATAGCCGGAGTAGAATTTGACCAATCAAGGGCTTATGCCATGGTAGATGACTATGAAGGCGACGGTGTTAAGCATGACCCCACATTCGACTGCCAGCGGAGTATTGCTTCCACTTGGCAAATGATGAAGCACCTCCGCAGTCTGAAAATCGAAAAAGAATAATGCCTCATGCGGTTGTTTAGCTACCTTCATTATCCATACTTCCCAAACCGGCAAAACAAGAAGGTGTCCGGACGTCCCACACCTTATAAGTATATGCACCGCATTGCTTATACGGAAACTGTGCGTGGCGTGAATGACGAATATCCCGCCTTGCTCTTTTATGGTGCTCCGTTTGAGTTGGTAAAAGATGCTTGCAACAATCTGTTCCGGCAGCTGCAAGGCAATCTGGGTAATCTATTGATAAGCAACGAGCATTCATGCCGGGTGCGTAATGGCAAATGCTATTGGCGTGTTGTTGTGTCAGTGGTTAATCTTAACGAGCAATTTCTCTCGTTCGAGACATTCACCCAATTACTCCTTTCACACATGAAGCGCATAAGCAACTGCACCATACGGCATTACCGGACGGGAACGTTCCTCAATCTATAAACACACAAATGGGTTGGAACTTGGCGGGAGTGGTGACACCTCGCAGAACAAAGTACCAATGGATAGCTTTCCTGCTGTTCGTTGTTCGTTGGAACATAGGAACAAGTTCTTTCCCTTTTCACTTAACAATTATAACGAAGCTATAATAATGCTGTTCCACCCTATTATAAATCGTCTTGCCAATATAGACCTGCTTTTTCTTGTAAAGCAGGCCGACGAGCAGCATTTTCAGGATCAGACTGCTTGCTTTTGCCCATTCTGCCAAAAGAGGATGGGCGATGGCACGGAGGCATCCGTTGGCAAGAGTGATGGGCATGACACACCCCACTTTATCATATATAAGGACGATCGAGGCGGTCTGTATAATGGGGTAGGAGTGGACGACGACAGACGGGCGCAGCAAGGTGCCGTTCATTGGAAATGCACCAAGACCGGCAAGCAAGGGTATGGAGCATTGGAACTTTATGCCGCTATGCGCAATCTCCCCTTGCATGGTGCTAATCTGCTGCGTTTGTGCCGCGATTTGGCTGTGAGAGTTTATGGTGACAACGACAAAACTCGTGCGGCGTTTCCTATGCTTTTCGGCAAGATGGACTACCGCACCATAGCTCCGCAAACGATTGATACCTTCTCGTTCATGCCGAAGGCGGATTTTAATCCGCAGGAGCTCGCCGCGCTTGGGTGTGACGTAACTCTTGTAAAAGGTCTCCCAACCTTTGGCTTTGGTAAGGATTTTACCACGCAAATGCTGAATGACGATTTCCGCATTTATGCAGTAGACCAAGTAACACTGCCCAATGTGGTGCGCAATGGCAAAAAGGTTAGCGAGGTTATTTATGGCACACCTTGGAACCCACTTTTCGTTTGCTTTGCTACCGATGTAATTGCACCTCAAGGCTCATGCGGTTGTCTGTTCCGTCCGGCCATGAAGGACGATCCTATCGTTTTTTCAACTACCGACGACCATAGCGTGCGCAAGGTGAGCCGATGGCTGATGGGAGACAAGGTGTTCACTTATGCCATGGATCACCGAGACAGTGCATCTACCGCCGTGCATGCAGCTATTGAATTGTTCCAGCCCGACGAGGATTATACCAAGGAAAAAGACGTATGGGTAGAGAACGTAGATAAAGAGGGTGATAGCAAAGGCACTTACCACCTTATACAAGAACCCATAGAAACAGCCGACATCAAGGCTCGCCACATTGTGTTTTGCCGCACGCCCGAAGATGCACTTAGCGTGTATTACGCCATGCGCTCATTGCGCATTGACAAAGAGGGCGACCCACACTTCCAAAAATATTGTTGGTATCACGTGGCATTCAGTATCGGACGTAGAAACTTCTGGTACATCGACCGTGGTGAGTGGCGACAAGAAAAGCTCGACTTCAATGCCGTGCAATATCAGAAGATGAAACGCTTCGCCGAGCGTGTGGTCATGCTTTACCCCAATGACATTGCCAGTCAGCGCGATTGCGGAGCCATTGCCACCAAGTATAGCGACATCTGCTATGCCATGTTGCCCGAAGCCTTCCGATCTCGTTACAACCAGCGTTGGCAATGGCTTTATGGTTGTTCGCCTCGAAGTGTGCGCGACTACATGATGACGTACCGCATGACCGACGAGGACAACTTTAAGTTCGACCACGACCTCCGCATACCGCTCTACTCGCGTTTGCGTGGTGCCAAGAATACCGACCCCTTTGAAATTGAATATCCGCGTGATCCGCGAAGTGGCAAACCAAAGCCACCTACTTGCAAGGTCTCACCCTCCAAAGTATGGCTCTTTATGTCGGCACACGGCTATTACCGCATGATAGACCCCGAAAGCACCGACCTTGTAGGACAATACATCCACCTTGACCGCTGCTTTGTGGAATATATAGAAAGCAACAGTATCATTCAGGCTATGAAGAATTTGTTGCTTGAATTTATTGAACAATGTTGGAGACACAACGACCTCGAGCAACGCCTTATGTCGGACTGTGCCAATATGGTAGATAAAACTTTTTCCGAGAAGAGCGCAGGTGGTTTACTGTCTATGGTGATTGATTTTGCAGACGCTTTTAATGCCAAGACGGAATATTTCTACTTCCGCAATATGGCTCTGAAGATTACGCCTGATGCTATAATACCTGTCAATTACGACAACATCAACTTTTTCATTCCTGCTTTGGCTCGAAAACCCTACGACTTCACGATGCGTGTATTCAAACCTCCATTTGCTATAAGGGAGAGTCAGGAGTATATCGATAAGAAGAAGTCCATTGAGTCCAAAGAGGCTATGCGCAACGAGGATGGTTCGCCAGTGTTCTCTATCATCGAGGTGGGACAAATGAAAGCAGAATTGGCTGAGTGGGCGCAGACATACCGTTGGCAGGTAGATTGGAATGGCAAGCGTGAGCAAGACTTGTGGCCTTCATTGCGTATCATTCGCGGTTGTGCCAACACCTTGTGGGAGAAGGAACAAGACTCTATCCGTAAAAAGCAACAGATGTCCGAGGATGACATAGCGGTTATCAATAGTCATTTCGTGAACCTGATTTCAGGAATAGGTCGTGTTTGCTTCCGAACATGGGACAAGATGGAGAACGTCTGCCCATATCTGCTCGAGGACTCTATTCCAGATGAGAAGCAGGCTACGGGTGGTTCAGGTAAGTCGTGGGTGATAAATACTTTCGTCGGTGCTGCCGTTAATGTGTTTAGCGTTGATATGCGACATTTTAAGGATATTGGCGATGCTCGGTTTGTTCTTACAGACATCATCAAATACCCTGGTAAATTCAGAGTGGTTCACTGGGAAGACAAACCGAAAAGTTTCCCCTTGGATTATTTCTACGTGCAGATAACGGGTGGAACGAGTGCTGAGCGAAAGAATAGCGATGCTGTTTCCTTTAAGATGAAGGACTCGCCTCTGCATGTTATCACGTCTAACTATCCGTTGTCGGATGATGCCTCGTCTACAATCGGACGTTTCCCTTTAGTAAGCTTCTCAAACCGATTTGCACGTGAGAATCCACAAAAGCGGCAACCGGCACGTATGATGAGCGATCTGATGAAAGGGTTCAGTAAAAACCCCGAAGACTTGTCCGATACCGACCGCAACCAAATCATTTATATATGTGCTTTGGCGGTACAGTTCCTCATGCGTTACCACACTTTTGCCATTGCACCACAAGAGAATGTGCGTCGCCGACAAATGGTGCAGAAACTCACCGAGAACATTGTGAACTATTTTGAATGGTTCTTCTCGCAGTCTGAGATTTATGCTGTGCCCATTTGTACTGACGATATGTTTAATGACTTTCTTCGTAACTGGGCAGATGCAAGTGAGGGAAAATCGAAAGAGTATAGCCGAGCCACCTTTAAGAAGAAGATTTACGACTATTGCGAGAACATGGGCATTACCTGCAACCCCAAGCACCTCTTTGAGAACGATGCCGACAAGCACCGCAAATGTTTTAAGTTGCAAGCATGGGTCACACAAGAGTACTTTGTGGGTCGCGAGTGGGAAAACGACAAAACCGTTTCGCCTAAATACATTCGCTACTTGCAAACGTCAAAGCATGTGTTCTTCTTCTACCGACCTGGTAAGGATAAAGTACCCAATGACTACAAAGAGCTCAAAAGCATTGCTCGCAAGTTTGCCGAACAACCCGACCTTTTGCCATGTCGCGATGAAGATGGCAAAATTGTGAAGCTCACCGACGAAGAACAAACCCGTTGGGACAACTTCATGTCGCGCAAGCAAGGCAAACGCATGGTTATTAGCAACACTGACAACCAAGCCGCTCAATCGGTTGCTCAAATCAAAGAGGAGGATTTACCCTTCTAATAACAACGAAACAACAACAAACAAATAAAACCCAACAATTATGGCAAGTTTCAACGGGAGCATCGACCTCCTTGCGCTCAATGGCGCACAAGTATTTACGGGCATTGACAAAATGAACCCCGACCGAGCATTTGTATGTGTGCCGGTTGATCTGAACGAAATCAGACTGACCACCTCACGTAATGATGCCAACAAGCAGATAGCAGGTCTGCGCGTAAACATTTGGCCACTCAACGAGGCTTATAAAAATGCCGTTCGCCGTTCTGCACAAGAGCGAGGCGATAGCAATGTCAATGTGCCTACACACGAAATGCAACTTTCTTACTCTGTGCAGTATGTAAAGGACATTGCGAAGTCATTCCCTAAGTTGGTAGAACAAGTAAAGGAGCAGAACAAAGAACGTGACCCAAGCATCATGACCCAAGATGTGCAAGATGAGAACAGCCACTTGTTCAAGGCGCTCCGCAACCGCATGAACAAACGATTGGCCATGTTCTATCAGCCACAGAGCACACCGCAGCAAACCACTTATCAACAACCCGTTTTTGCTCAAGCCGGTACAGCCACCGCCTATGTGCCACCCGCCAATACCGAGCAGACGAGCCAACCACAATGGGGCGAGAACTTCAATGAGTCCGACCTCCCATTCTAACCATAAAAACATAACAGCCCAATGAAACTACAAGCAAAATCCTCACGCGAGCTTTTGAAAGTCCTTCAAAAATCTTCAAAGTGCGTCGCTGTAAAAAATACCATTTCAATTCTCGACCATGTGTTACTGACCGAGAATGCCGAGGGCGAGTTCCTTTTTACTTCATCTAATGGAGATGCACAACTTACCATTGCGGCACCAATTACGATGATTGATGGCAAGTTGAAACAACCCATAGCCCTGCCCGTTGGCCTTATCACCCCCTTCTTGTCTACACTGCCCGATTGCGCCATTACCATGACATTAGACAGTAGCACCCACACCTTGTTGCTGGAATATTGCACTGGCAAGGAGGGTAATGTAAAGGAAGGCAAAGTGTCACTTACCTACCAAGAAGGCGATGCTTTCCCTCTGTTGAGAACCGTTTCCGACAAAGTAACGCACATTGTACTTCCGCGCACCAAGTTTGAGAGCATTGTGGCCAATGCCACTGATTTTGCACCGCGCAACGACTTGCGTCCCATTCTTGCATCATTGTGCATTGACATAGCTGATGATTTGTCGGATATTACCTTTGCCGCCACGAATGCGCAGCTGTTGTTCAAAATGGTGTATAGTAATGATCCCGAACGAGGCGGCAGCAATTTCTTTGTAAGTGGGGAGCCAACGCGAATGTTAGTAAATTCTTGCTACTTCCGCATACTTTCCGTGTTCGACGATTGCGAAACGATTGACATTGAAAGCGACGACCGCACCATTCGCTTCAGTAGTGGCGGCATGGAATTGCTTTGCAAGGCTACTGAGGGCCGATACCCCAATTACAAATCGGTCATTCCTGCTAACTGCCCATACTTCATCAGTTTCGACAAAAAGGAAATGCTTGGCGTACTAAAGCGTGTGGGACTGTTCAGCGACAAGAGCAGTAACAAGGTTATTTTGAAAAAGGATGGTCTGTTCCTCGACATCAAGACACAAGACATTGATTATTCAGTAGCAGCCGAGGACCAAGTAATCCTTACTGACGCACAATGCGAAGATGGATCTGGCATAGGGTTCAACCTTTCCATGCTGACAAGCTGCATAGAAGCCATCGACGGCGACGAAATCCGCATGCAGCTGATAGACTCCAGTCATGCGGCATTGATGATGGCCCATGTTCCGGCACCCGACACAATCACATTATGTATGCCGGTGCTATTTAACGACTAAAAAAACGTATAACGATTAAAACAAACACTGATGGACGACACTTTACTTTTCATTCCGCCTTGTTGCGTTGACAAAAAATTGCCTCGTGCAGTCATGCAAGCCCCCCATCGCGCTTTGACATTTTACACGCATGGCGATGTAACGATGGAAAAATTTTATCGTGCTGTGAGTTATATGGTCATTGATGCCCACGTGATGGTTATCGCCATGCCTGCGGTGGAGCCCGAAACGTTGGTGTTTGTCCAACAATGTTTTGAGCGAAATTGGATTACGCACCTTGTGCTTTCCACCTCGCGAGATTGTCAAACGTTGGTGCAGCGCTACTTGGGCGAATATTCCAACCGCATATTATACACCAATGGCAGCGATGTGACCGACCTTTCATCGCACCTTGTGCTTTACAATGCCGACCGCGCTTTGGTGCTGAATGGCCCCATGTACGATCGTCCATTTAATGGCATTCGATTAGTCGCCTATAATATGGTGTTCTACCCAAATCACAGTCTTTCGGCATCGCAACACGATTGGGGTAACCCTCTGCGCAATGTGTTGTTGCCCGATGTGCTTCGCCACCGCAAGGTGCTGAGCAAGGAGCAAAAGATGGCGTTACCCGCAGCACTTTCGCTTTTCATTCACTTAGAATTTCCACCTTACGACGAATAATTATGAACACTCGCCCAAGACAATCATACGTCAACCTCCGTCAATACACAGAGAAATGGCAGTGGATAGACCCACGATCCAAGCAGTTGGTTACGGGATATGTTCACCCACAGACCGCCACCCATGTAGAGCGCCACCCGTTCTATATCAAGTTCCTCACCAAGACGGGCCATGTCGACGAAGGCCAGTGCGTTTGCCTCTCGGTCGACACCATGCGCCACCAGCGTAAGGTAAAGTTTGTTGCGAGCAGTGAGATACGTGTGGTCAACGACATATTGGTGCTCGAGGTGGACGGCACACGATTTATTACGCACTAAAAACAATGAACGAATATTCTTCTGTTAGGATATACTCATTTTGATTAGGATTAAGTTCATAGCCTCTTCTGGTTCGGGAGAATAGGAAGAGTTTTTACTAACGAAAAAAAACAAAGAAATATGTGGAACCCATTCAAACGAAGAGAAAACCGGAAGCAACTCAACGAGTTAGGTTTAATCTCTAAACAATTCGCCCTGGTTGGTGAAATTGCTCGCAGAGGACTTATCTATTGGAAAGCACAAGACAAAATCTTGCTCCTTGAAGAAAGTCTTGCCACAATCAAGTTGACCGAGGGCAAAGAAGGCTTTCAGCATTTTCTCGATCAAGTGGCGGCTTGGCAAAATTTTCAGCTCATCAACGAGGCTTACGAGGCGCATCGCATTAAGGTTGAAACTGAGGCAGTGCGCAAGGCACAGAAAGACAATCCCAATCTGTCAAACTCCGACATCTACCGCATTCGCCAGTTTGCACGCAGCACTATGGGCGAAATCGACATTGAGAGTTTAGATGTGCTGAAGGAGTTTGACATCATGATCATTCGCTCCTCGGCCCCATCTGCCAAGAACGCTACCGAAGCAAATGGCCAGTTGCTTGCTGTTGGTCATTACGATGGCAAACAAGTGGAGATGGCCATGTACGATGACATTAAGAACACCGTAATGCAAACAGGCGAATGAAACGCAAATACCGACTGAAAGAACTTGTTGTTGAAAATGTCGAAGCCTACTTCAATACACCTTATGCCAACGAGTGCCCCACTTACAAGGTGTTCTTGGTGCAAATGCGTGTATGTGGCATTTGGATTACCATTCGCTCCTACGACGGCCCATGCGAATGGTTGATGGAGCAACAAGCGAAACTGTTACTTGAAACGTTAAACCGATAAATACTTCACTTTATGCTACACAAAATAAAGGTATGGATAATCCGGAAATTAGGCGGTTTTGTCGCTGCCGACATAAAGCAAACAGACCACAACTCCTACCAAACGGGCGTTTACATCACACTCGTTTCGCTCCGTCTTTTTGCCGACAACATGAATGGTGTGCCAGCCGAAGAGTGGTGCAAGCGCATGTACGACCACTTGACCACGAGCATTCGCCAACAGGAAACTTCGGCCGCCGAAGAATTTGCTAAACACCCCGACGCCCTATGATCACAGTTTGCATTATCACACTATTGCTCCTTCCGGCACTGATGCGCATAGCCTTCCTCTTTGGTGTGCGCAAAGGCAGAGAGCACCTTGTACGCGATAGAGCCAAGGCTTTCGACCAAGGCAGCACTGCGGGCCATGCCCGTGGCGAACTTGAAGGATATAAGAAAGGATTTGCCGAGGGCGAAAAGATCGGGCTCAAGAAAGGACGCGAAGAAGGCTTTGCCGATGGCCACCGCTATGGTGCATCGCAACGATATAATGAAGAAGCACTCCGCGCCATGGGCTTGCATTTCACTAACGACGAGCACATCAACACCAAACGATAATGCGGCATTATCCGCAAAGGAAACATTTTAATCAATAAAAAAAAAGCAGTCTATGTCTATCCACCAACCCATACATAAAGGCATGCCGGCAGTGCTTGCCCACTATCTGCCTTCCACCCACGATGTGAAAAGTCTTGACGACCTGTCAGAACTGTTCCTGACCACCCGAAGCCGCATATTGGCCGAGAGTAATTCGCGTGAGATGGATTTCATCGACCAAGAAAAGAAGTTGCGTGCCGACTACGACAGCACCATAGCCGAAATGGAAAACCGCCTACGGTCCTTACAAGATGAACTGAACCAACTTATTCACCGTCGCGACAGTGCCGTGCGCATGCTCCATTCCGACCGTGAATCGTATAAGGCCGAAGTGCAGACCCGCTTGTGCATGCTTGGCCTTTGGTTGCGCGACAAACGGGACGACTTCAAGCAGAGGGAAAAACAAGCCTTGCTGACTGCAGCAAGTAGTGGGGAGGTCGCACTATGAGTTACACACGAACGCCCCACAAGTTTGCCGACCCCGACAATCGCGACTATATATGCTACGACAGCCTTGCCGACCGTTCGCCACGTATGGAGGCAACCGCCATTTCATTAGTCTAAGAACAATACAAATTCAAACAAACAAAATCAAATAAGTTATGCAAAAGTTATTCCGCGCTATGGGCTGCGCATTCGCCCTTGTTCTTGTCACTGCCTTTGCCTTAGCCGCCGCAGTGGGTGTGGGCTATGCTATAATGGCCTTTGTAACCGCATTGCCATGGTGGTGCAGCTTTGGCATATTGGCCATCGCATTCATTGTGCTCACCCTGTTGCTCCACTATAAATTCAACAACATAAAGCATCATGAAGCAAGACCTTATTAACACGCAAACCGCACATTGGGAGGTCGAAGCCTTAGACAACGGCATGACCATTGCCGATGCAGACACCTTGCAAAAGGAAGCCGCTCTTTATGCTGACGCCGACAACTGCAGCCCCGAAAACATTCAGCGCCTTCTTGGCCAATGGCTTTATGGTGAGATAAATCGTTTCTTTGACAACACGAGAAATGTAAGGGCTGGCATCACCATTCAAATTCATAATTTCATATAGGCATGATTACCAAATCCCCAACTTGCGAACGTTGTGTTTACTACAATAGCATCAGTAATGAATGCCGCGAACAATCGTCTATACATTATAAAGGAATTGTAAATCCCTTTGCACGTGCTTGTCATGCGTTTCTCTCCATTGCTCAGGTCTTCAAGCCTGTTGTTCGTAAAAAGTGGCACAAGGTAAAGACCATGGACGATATGGAAACGCCTGGTGCACGTTTCATTTAACCTTTCAACCCTTATGGACCAAAATAGAAACGCACAACTTATTCAGCAGTTCTACTCCGCATGCAATGCACTTGCCCATGCCGTCAACCTACAACTATTTGATGGAATGCGCAATCCCTATTGGGTAGCCGACGAAGTTGGCGGTATATGCGATTTTGAAGACACCGACTTTCTCACCCCCGAGGATATGGTGCTCATCCTTAAAGCTAACCTCACTTATGATGAGTATGCCGAATGGCGCGACGCCAACATCAAGTATGGCGAAACTAAAGGCAACATCAATTTGAAATCGTGGTTGAAAGGCTGCCGATTTAGCATGATTGCCGATAAGCCGAAAAAAACCGACACTGAGAAATGATAAAGATAAACTACCACATCCCCCTTGTTGGTGGGTATTTTCGCAAGTTACCGAAGCATTCAACCGTGGCGCGTTATGGCACCTTAGCCGATGCGTAAAGAGTACCATGCACGATGCAAGTGTGCTTATCTGTTATGAATAACCCCCAACCCCTAAGAACCAATGATAACGAAACTCAACTTCACCGACCACACCATAAAAAGTTATGCCATCCGGAAACTTACCCCCTCCGAATGCTTCCGTTTGATGGGTGTGCGTCAGGACGTGATTAACGTGATGCAAAGCACCAATGCCCAAGCCGCCGAGCGCATGCCTGGCACTGAGGGCAAAGGCAAACCCACCGACATGGCGGTGTCGGTGAGCCAGCAATACAAGCAAGCAGGCAATAGCATTGTGGTGGATGTGCTCAAAGCCATTTACGCACAACTGTGGTACCCCAAACCGCCCAACCCCCAAGCGCAGCTGTCTATGTTCGATGCCTTCTTTCCCGAAGATGCCTTACCGCTCCATCCGGTAGACACCCCCGAAGGCGAAAAAGTAATCATTACCGCCTTTAGCGGGTACGACTCCCAACTTATGGCAGCCGATGCCTTACGCGAGGATCATCCCAACTTTCGGTGGACGTGCATGGGTTGGAGCGACATTGACAAAAATGCTTGCCAAATGCACAACATCGTTTTTCCGCAATATGCCGACCGTGCGTTGGGCGATATTACGAAAATAGATTGGCACAAGGTAAAGCAGTCGCTGCAAGGTCGCGAAGTAGACTTGTTTACTTATAGCAGTCCATGCCAGGACATCAGCCAAGCCGGAAAGCAAATGGGACTGAAAGAGGGCAGCGATACCCGAAGTGCCTTGTTGTGGCGCGTGGCCGATGCCATTGAGGTGCTGAAGCCAAAATATCTGTTGCAAGAGAATGTGGCAGCCCTGGTGAGCAAGAAGTTCATGCCAGACTTCCAGAAGTGGTTACAGAAGTTGGAGCAGTTGGGCTATATAAACCGTTGGGCGCGCCTTAATGCCAAGGACTATGGTGTACCTCAGAACCGAGACCGTGTGTTCTGCCTTTCAATGCGCAAGGACGTGGCCTTCGACTACCAATTTCCAAAGCCTTTTGCGCTCGCCACACGACTGGAAGATGTGCTTGAAGATGACGTGGCCGACCGATATTTTCTGAAGGACGATGCGGTGAGCAAGTTTCTCAAAGCCAACGACACCGACACGGCACTGTTCATGCAATTCGACTTTCCTCCCACTCACGAGGCGGCGATGTTCCTCAAAACATGGCTCACGATATGGCTGCAAACATTCGATGGTTGGAGCATGACACCCACAAAGCTTGAAGAGGAACTTGGCAAGGTGACCAGCGAAATCAATTTGTGTTATGCCACGTTCAGCGAGCAGGGTGTGTCCGCACTTGGGGCGAAGTTTGAAAGTATGTATAACGAGAACATGAAACGCCGTCAGTACGATGAGAACCGATAATCCACCATATTGTGTGATACGCATCATTGTTGATATGATTGGACGAGGTAGATTATGCGTTTGCCCTGCTTCAATGTTCAGTGCCGAACGTCTTAACGGAGTGTTTCACGGCTATGCCATATCGCTTATGGCACGGACAGATTGCAGTGATGTTTTCTTTATTGCAGTGGAGTTATGAAAGTATTAAAACCTCTCAATGCCGACACCTCCCACTTGTGAAGAATTATAAATGCGCAATATTTTAAGGGTGGTGCAGCCCCTATTCTTGACACAAAATCGAGTGGTGCAAGCAATATTTATTGATTGAATATGATTGAATGTATCGGTAATCTTTTTTACGGCGAGTTCAAAAGCGGATTTGGTGGTAACGTGATAGGCGTACATGGCGAATGCTTGGCTCTTACCACATTACTTACTGCAAATATTGATAGAATATGATTAGACCTAATAGGGTGGGTAATTGCGTATGCCTCGGTAGACTGATACCTCCTTCCGACGGGTGGCACGACTTATGCCTTCGGGTGTATAGCGTGTATGGCGCAAGCCCTTGCATTCCATCAAGGGCACAAAGTGCCACTATCTGCCCTAAAATATTGATTGAATATGATTAGAGGGAAGCAATATCCATTATGGTAAAAAAGTCTATTAACTCTTGTGTGTATTGCAACATGCAACCACATGGACTTGTAACACCTAAAAAACTTGATGAAGTATGTTTCACACTCTCTTCCGCTATGGGACTCGGGGGTGGGCAGACACCTGTAATAGTCAGAATATATGATTAGTCGTGCCGTGCTTGTGCATTACCGCACAGAAGAAGCCAAGCATTTTCGCAGATTGCATGGCGATAGGGGAGGGTGTAAGTATCAAGACAAACTGCATCACCACAATCTGCAGCCATGGAGCAACACCATTAGCACCGTGACTAAGGACAACCTTTTGTGTACCACATTTTCATAAAACAAAGAATATATGACCAACCAAACAGCCTTTGTGCAACGCCATTCCAAAATATATCCCCGTCGGGGGGGTATTCTACCGCACTCTCCTCACGCTACGAGGCTTGGGCCGGCTTGTATGATGAGCATGGGCAACACACAATGATACTCATAACCTATGACTAAACGCACATACATTGGCTGGAGCCGCGACCGCGAAGGCAAAGTTGTGTCGCGCCCCGAAAAAACAGATGTGAGCAACGCCATAACCCAATCTACTGGTGGCGCACACACCTGCCAAGAGGACGGATTGGGCAACACCACATCCTATGTGGTGTATGAATTTGAATGACCTCAAAACAAACCACAATGCAGACATTTGAATATAAAACCATACTCATCAGTGAAGATGAAAACCCTATACCAATACTCAATGCCGAAGGGCAGAACGGATGGGAAGTGATATTCATTGAGTATGACTATGGTTACAGAATATGGTTGAAGCTAAAGTTGGATAGATAACTTTTCCGCGTTGCCGATTTGCAGAAAGTGCAAGGCACCACCGTAAACACTAAATTTCAAAAAATAATTCACAATGAAAATCGAAGACATTAAACCAGGCGACGTAATTGTTCGCACCGAAGACGGCATGGTCAATAAGGTAGCCGAGGTAACACCAGATGGTCTTATTATGCGTTCGGCTTACACTGACATGGCGAAGTGCTTCCATGTTTTTCTCAACCCAGATAGTAGTAATTTAACTGCCGATCATTACGAACCTGCCACCGAAGATCAACGTCAATATATTGATAGCAAACTTGCGGATTTTTACGGCAAAAACTCCGAAGCTGCAAGCAAACGTATTACGGCACTTGCTACCATGATGGGCGACCTGAAGCAAGAGAACATAGAACTTGCCGAGCGCGTGAAGCAACTTATGGACGACTATAACAAAGTGGCGAAGCAACTGCGAAACCAACCCCTGTTGAGCGACTTGACCGAAGCACTCGATAAGGTGGAGAAGTTGGAACGCAAACGAGATCTTTTCAAAAAAGCATACGAACAGACGGAAAGACTTTATGAGTCGTTATTCAACCAACATGACCTCCAAAGCAACGAATTAAAGGCGGTCCGCGAAGAACGCGATGACGCTAAGAAGCAATACAACGAATGGATAAGCGTTAATGACGAGTTTCCAGAATATGAGGAGGTCGTGCTTGTGTGCAACGAAGATGAGCCGAGTGGTATGTGGTTAGCACGTCGGAGCAGCAACCCGTATGAAATCACTGACAGCCACAAATTCGTTTGCTTCGGGCTGGAGGTAACTCATTGGACAAGAGTTAAACCATTAAACAAGAGACAACAATGACACAAACAAAAATCAAGAAAATCCCCTTCGACCTTGAACTGGCGAAGAAGATAACAAATAAAGAAATTAAAGGACGGATAGTGACAGAGGACAATCTACCTGCAAGGATAGTTTGCTTTGATTTGAAGTATGGAGCAAGTAAAATCCTCGCAGTCCTTGTTGATTGCGGAGATTATGAAGTCGGGATAAGGTGTAACTTAGATGGCATTTGCCGTGATGACAGAAAAGAAGATAAATTCAATCTCCACATCGAAGTCCCAACCTACTACCGAGACTACTCCAACTTTGTTCCTCGAAGATGGCAGAATTGTTTGGTGAGAGATTATTCTTTAGATATATGGAGAGTAGCAGTATGTAGCGGA